TAGAGCTATCCGGAGCGCGTGAGCCAGCTCCGTTTTAGCGAGGAGCACAAAGACAAAGTCCGGAAGATTTTGTTTGAGGTAAACATCAAGCCGGGCGGCGACCCGTTCGCGTGGTTTTACAATCACGTGCTTTTTCCGATTGCGGGGATTGACTATCGCGCAACGCCAGCGCAAGAACGGGATTTGCTGGAAAACCTTGCCTTTACGCTGGGGGTGGTTTGGGCAAAATCAACGACTGTACAACCCGCTGAAACTGACTACAAATGGTGAGAGGAGAGAAGAAAAAATGAACCTTGAAGACTTGGTACCTAGCTACACTTTGTGCAAGATGATTCCGCGTGGTGAGTTTAGCGATTCTGCGTTTGTTTGGCTTAAACGACGCAGGAAACACGTTGCAATCAGAAAGTCTTACATGGCACAAAGTGTTCCAGCTCCGACTCTGGCTGAAATCTTGGAAAAACTGGAAATCAAGGCGTGTAAAAGCGTGTTTTGGGGATACTCAGAGGCAAAGGAATTTAAGGGGGAACCTCCTTTAGGGGAAGCGGTATCTTTTGCGCTGGAAACTTGGTTTATGCAAGAGGAGGAAAAAGAAAATGAACTGCCTTGAATGTAACTTCGCACGGAAGTTTCCCGGCGATTGCAAGTACGTGGTTTGCGACAGTTTTGGCGGCTTCCGGCGCGCGGATGGGGAATGCCCTAAAACGTTTGGCACGAATGGAGAACGCTTGAAAGCGCTGAATGAGTTCGCAAAAGCTTGTTTTTACGTGATATGGGATTGCCCACCGGATGTAAGTTGCGTTGAAGCACATGATTGCGAGGCTTGCTGGACAAAGTGGCTTGAATCACCCGCCGACATGGAGTTTTGGCGAAATTTTGAGGAGAGATTTTGAGGTGGAGAAAAGAAATGAAGACGACTGAAGGTGTTGATTTTTTTCTGGGAGAAATCACAGCATTAGCTACTAAAACCAAGCTTGAAGCGTACTTAGCGGAAAGATATGCTTTTGAAGCAAAACAAGGGCGGGAATCTCTCAATCTTGAGGCTTTGGAAACAGCGCTCTGCAAAATCAAGCGCAATGCTGACGAACTGCTGCATATTTTTAACCGCCTGGTAGTAGCGAAATGGGATGAGGAGCAAGAGGAGGAAAAAGAAAATGGCGAAGACTGAAGGCGTTAAAATCGTGATTAAGCACAAAGACCTTGCGCCGGAACCGTGCGAAAACTGCGGAAGCAAACTGGTTTTCCACGAAAAGCGCAAGGACGGGGAATGGATATGCCACGAATTCCAATGCGGATACTGCGGAAGCACGTGGCAATACAACGAAAAGGCAAAAAAGGAGCGGAATTAAAATGGAAGAAAGCCTGAAAGAGTGGGCAAGACGCTATTTACGCGTCAGGCGCAATTTGAAACGTCTGACAGATTGCCTTGAAATACTGTTGCTTGACAGAGGCGATGGCGAAGACGTGGAAGATGACATAGAGGCGGCAAGAGAGGAAATCGCCGCCCCCACAAACGAGCTGAACAGGCTTGAAGAGCAAAGGAGCCAAAAATGAAAACGCGTGAAGAACCATTTGAAAGGCAGTGCCCTTATTGTGACAAGGGTATGCGCGAGCGCCCCGCCAAAAACTGGATAAGTGACGATTACATTGTCCGGACATTTGAATGTCAGGCGTGCGGCGGTTATGTACATGTTTCCTGTCCAAGACCAGTTTACAAGCCTCTTGAGGAGCTGAAAGCCAAGCGGGGTGAAATTGCTCTGAAACTAAATGCTCTGGAAGACGAGTTTTGCAAGCTAAGTGATCTCACGATGGTACCAACAAAAGAAGTGGACATCGTGGGAGAACGCATTATTAAGCTCCATAAAGAGCTTAACAAAATCAACAAGAAAATCAACAAGGTCCGCAGAGAGCGGAACGAAAACGAATAAAAACGGAGGAACAAAATGCTTGTATACGAAACAATTCTGAAGGACGGAAAAGGTAATTATTACCTGAATGTGAACAACGACACAAAACATGACAACGGCGCGTATCGAATCGTGCAAAACGGCGCTTGCGTCCATATCTCAAGCCTAAAGCAGGATGTAACGCCTGATATGGTGGAACTGGAAGATGTGGTGGAGCTCAACGATAATATCAAACTTGTACCTTACAAAAAACGTCTTCGCGGGGTCCGTTCCATGAAAAAATCAGACAACTGTTTTTACTACAAAGACAAACTCGTAAACCAGTTTGAAACGTATGTTGTTGCACTCGAAAAAAGGCTTGATATTGGAGCGTATTTTTTCGAATCAGCAGAGCTTTTTGTGTCGTACACATCGCTGGAGAACGCGGTGAAGGAAGAATACTTGTACGACGATATACCTGATTACGATTTTGCCATTGTCGAGTATTGGGGTGTAGTTTTAAAAAGAAACGAACGTTGGGAAGCGTCAACCGCAATCGAGTTTGTTAAAAAACTGGATTTTAGGGAGGTTGCTTCTAAATTTTGGGCAATCAAAGGAGAAAATAACTTGGATTGCTTTTTTATGAAAGGCGACAACAGTAAAGATTGTTGCTATTGTGCCGATATACACAGTTGCGACAGTTGCGAGAATTTGAGCTATTCGGTCGGTTGCGTTGATTGCGATTACGGAAGCCAAGTCTTTTTTAGCAAGGGTTGTAAATACTGCTCTGATGTTGACTTTTGCTTTGATGTGGAATTTAGCCGACGTTGCATGTGCTGTTGGAAAATAAATCACGCAAGTGGCTTGCTTTTCAACAAAAAACGTGGATTGGAAGAGAAGGAAATGTGGATGGACTATTTGAGAGACAAAATCAAAAATTTCAACGACCTCTATCACGCGCTCGAATACAACAAAATTCGGCACCTGCTCCGGAAGCCCGGCGCAACGGTGACGGCAAAAGAGGTCGCAGAATTTCGCAAGTATCTGCTTGATGAGGTTTTGTAATACAGAGCATAACACCTGTAGTACAAAACCGCAAAATTGTAACACTTGTAACACGCGCCGCGCTAAAAAGTCTAACACGCACGGCGCAAAATCATAACACGGAGGATAAACAAAATGGACAAGACTAGCCAAGAAAACACAAGCAAGGTTATCGACCAGTTGTTTGACGAGATAAAAAGGCTTGAAGCTGAGAAAAAAGATCTTGAAAAGGCTGTAAAATACGAGAAGGGTTGGAGCCGTGAATTAAGCGACACTCTGATTAGATATAAAGCGCACGAAGATTATCTTTTGCACGTTTTTGATCAGATGTTGAAGCGGACAACGAAAATTATGGACATTGGCGGGGATAACGCCCTGGGTTTTAGCACGCAGTGCTTTGCGCTCGTAAGTGAGGTACATAAATATCTTACTGCTGTTTACAACGAGGGAAGCAACACATTAAACCTTTGAGGAACAAAATGGACTGCATGACACATGACGAAGGTTGCGTTTACCTTTGGGCAATGCGCTACAGCTTTGGGAGAATGACGGCGGCGCCTGACGTAGTTTGCGAACAGATTAAACTTAAGGTCAAGCAACTGCCGACAAGCGTTTTGATGGTGATTGCAAAGGAGATTTGGGAAGCGTCCAGTATCGACAGGGAAGCGCGGAAAAGAGACGAAAACGCGCCTGTTTTGCTGGGCGGTGGCTCCATGACTGTAGCTTGGCAAAACTTGGCACTTGAAATTGAAAATGAACTCCGCATAAGAGTGAAAACAGGAGGAAACACAAAATGAACAAAACGGAATTTACGCCCGGGCCGTACAATGCGGTCATAGAAGACCATCCGATGTGTGATACAGGAGAGTATTACACATCGTTTTGCATCGAAGCGGAGAACGAAGGTAAAAAAAGAACTTTAGCTCAAGTATTCGCTTTTCGCGACAATTATGATGAGGCAGAAGCAACCACACATTTGCTCGCCGCCGCACCGGACATGTACGCTCTGCTGGATATGATACAGACCTTTCTTACAGTTGCGGGCGATGAAAACACGCGAATCGCTTTTTTAACTCAAATCCGGAAGGTTCTGGCAAAAGCGCGAGGTGAAAAATGACGATTTACGCGATTGACTTTGACGGCACGATTGTAACAGAGGAATACCCGGCAATCGGGAAGCCAATTCCGGCTACAATTGAGTTTATCCGCGCTATTCAGAAGCGTGGCGACAAGTGGATTCTCCTCACCATGCGCGAGGGGAAAAGCCTTAGGGAGGCGCTCACGTTTTTAGTGCTCCGGAAGTGCTTTCCGGCGGCGATAAACGACAATCTGCCAGAACGCGTCGAACAGTGGGGAAACAATCCACGCAAGGTTTACGCGGATATCTACATCGACGACCATAACGCGGGCGGGCTGGTGATTCCGGAACTGGAAGAAAACAAGGAGGAAGAGGAAAAATGAACCTGAAAATTAGAACTTGGAGATGTCCAGAGTGCAACAACTTTGCTTACCCGAACTGGTGTAAAGCAAAAGAAATTAAAGTTGACCGCTATTTTGACGGAGAGTGTGATTTAGCAGAGCCGCTTGTCGAAAAAAGAACGGTTTATTTGGGCAAAACGGACAAAAGCAAGACTGGGAAGGAAGCTGAAAAATGACCCTGAAAACCTTTTTTAAGGACCCACTGACAGACGTTTTGCTTGCGATTCAGGCGTTTTTAGCAGGAATCGCGATTGCGAGAGCGGAACCCGCAGGAATCGTGGTTACAGTCTTTGGGTTGGTGATTATCGCGTATTTGCGGTTGGTTGACATGCGGATGAAGTGGATGTTTGACATGGTAGACAAGTCGCTGAAAGCAGAAAAAGACGCGTTTGACCGGAACGAAAAAACGCTTGAAATGCTGAAGACTTGCAACGCCACGCTTTCGCGGTATCGCGACTTGCTGACGATGTTTAGGGAGGGACTTATCATTGGCATGGCAAGCGCTGATGACGAGACCGCAAAAAGCTACAGGGCGTGGGTTGAGGCAATCGACCGAGCGCTGAAGGACGAACTCAAAAACTTTAATTCTGTTGCCAAGAATCATTAAAGAAAATCGCGAAAAATTTTAATGACAAATCGCGTCATTAAAGAAAATCGCGGAAAATTTATAAGGAGAAAAAATCATGGCTGACGCTGTGAACCATCCGGCGCATTACGCGCCAATCTTTGAGGCAAGACAGATAGAGTGTCTTGACATCGCGCGCTATCTCGACTTTTGCAGGGGCAATGCATTTAAGTACGTTTGGAGGGCTGGACTTAAGGGAGAACCGGGAAAGGCGATTGAAGATTGCGAAAAAGCGAAGTTTTATATGGATCGCACGCTTGACCCGGAAATGAACTTGTCCGCTATCGCAATGTTTAGAGTATTGGGGATTCCAGATGAAAAAACCTCAATCGAACGTATCAAATACAACGTTTTGCGGGAAATTTTGACTATGGACAGATTCTCCGCAATTGACGCAATCAACACACTCGAAAACGCATTCAGAAAGGAGCTCTCAAAATGAGAATCATTGAACCGTCCGTCGAAATCTACACCGAATACGACCACTACAAAAAAATCGAAACAGTCGCCCGCGTTTGCACGGGAACGCAAGACAAAGTCGGAAGCAAGCCGGGCTTTGTTGAAAACCTATGGAAGAATCACCATGAAACGCCGTTCGAGCATGTGAGAGTAGCGGCGGACTGGGACATTCTGCGTCTTTGGGTTAAATCTTACGGTATTTGGGATCGAATTGGAACAACCGGGGATTTGGAAAAACGCCTCACAATCAATGTCCGCGATTATCTTACATTAGGTGGGAAACTCAAAGACTTGGAAGAATTGCCGGAAGCTGACGATTACATGACTGTAAAATTTACTGTTGACATCGGCGTTTCACGCGAGCTTATCCGGCACCGACAGTTCAGCTTCCAAGAAAGATCAACGCGGTATTGCAACATGTCCGACTGTATCGACTTTATCAAGCCCGTTCCGTTCGCATGGGATGAATTCGGTGTTTTGAGCGACGCGTGGCATATGGAGTGCGTCTCAGCGGAAGCCGCGTATCGCCTGATGATTCGCAAGGGAGCCCGTCCGCAGGAAGCCCGAACCGTCCTTCCGCTCTCAACTGCGACAGTGTTGTATGTCACCGGGATGTACAAGCAGTGGGAAGATATGCTCAAGCTCCGTCTCGCGCCCGGCGCACATCCGCAAATGCGCTACATCATGGAAAAGCTCGTTGAGCTTGAAGACTTTCCAAAAGACAAAATCAAAGTTCCGGAGGTGGAAAAATGACTGAACAGGAAAAACGAGAACGCAACAAGCCCAGCATTGAATCGGGGCTTCCAACTTGGGATGAAATACAACAGATTATTGCCGGGGTAAAAGGGGTAAAAGGTGTAAAAGAGCCAGAGTCGAGCGAGTTTGAGGAGATTTTCCACTGCGCCTTGAACGACATTTTGCGAGTGTGTGTACATGCTCCGCAGTCGGAAGAGATAAGGGAAATTGAGCATATCGGATCGCAAGCCCTTACACTTTATTTGGATACCATCGAAAAAACCAAATATCGGAATTTTAAGGACATGTATTTCCACGAAAAGGAGGCGGGAAAATGAGAAACCTCGTTTACGAATCTGAGTACAACAGGGGAGCTCGTGACATGGCGCTTGCTATAATCCAGCACCTGAAAAAAAACGGTGGCAGGATTTTAGAACAAACACCCAAAAAAAACATGTTACAGTTTCTAAGCCTGCTTGAAACGTGGGTCGGAAGAGGCTTTAACGCGTCGGAACTGTGTAGATACGGTAACAACGGCTTAAGCTTTGAAATTGAGAGCAAAAACGGAAACTACACAGGCATAAAACTTGAGAAAAACGGAGATTAAAAATGACCCCCGAAAAAGTCCGTTGCATTGGCTGTAACAACATGGTCGATGCAAGAGCAGTCACCAATATTGCAACCAAAGACAAACCGTTCAAGGTGTGCCCTCAATGCGCGTTTATCGCGGGCATGTACGTTGTAGTACAAGGCAGGGAAGACAAAGCGTTTGAACCCGGAGCGTTTGACTTGTCCAGAATTGCCGCGCCAATACGGAAAATCGTCAAGGAGGAGTATCTTAAAGACCCCGTCGGCACTACAGAAAAGTACATGGGCAAGGCGCTTGACGAAGAGCAGGAACGCAAAAAAGCAGAACGCAAGGCAAAACGCGAAGCCAAGAAGCGCGAAAAAGAGGAAGCGGAGCGCAAGGCAAAAGAAATCGCGGACGGAATTTTTCACGTTCCACACGCGCTGTATAAAAAGATACAGCTGAAAAACCGTCGGATCGTCCTTTTGCCGCTCGAATACAAGCCATTTAACGCCCGAAAAGGCAAGGTTTTGACAATTGTTTCCGATAACGGAAATGTCGCAAAACGCATAATCCGGCGTGCAAAGACAATACGCAATCAGGGAGAGCGCGTAATCGCCTGTATCCTTGAAGAAAAGTCCGCAAAAATCGCTTGAATATTAGCAAAAACACAAAGAAAGGTTATATTACCATGGCAAGCATGAAAATCAAGTTTAAGAAACTCACACCCGAAGCGCAAGCTCCGAAGCAAGGCAAGTCCGGCGATGCTGGATTTGACCTTACAGCCACCAGAGTTGAACGCCTTGACAGTATCAGAGTTAAGGCGTATTCCGGTATTGCCGTCGAAATCCCCGAAGGATTCGAAGGACAGCTTAGAGCACGTTCCAGTATCCACAAATCCGACGCAATATTGTCCAATGGTGTTGGTACGATTGACTCCGGGTATCGCGGCGAAATTTGCGCGGTATTTTATCATTGCGGACCTGATTTGCCTTACGAAGCAGGGGACAGATTCGCGCAACTTGTCATAAAACCAGTGCCGCGCGTCGAATATGTAGAGGCTGACGAACTATCCGAATCGGAACGCGGCGCGGGCGGTTATGGTTCCACGGGCAAAAATTGAACTGAAACGAACTGAAAAAACAGAAAAATACGGAGGCTTTGAAAAGCATGGATTACAACAAGGTTATTTTGATCGGTCGCTTGACCCGAAAACCCGAAATGCGCCACACACCGAGCGGAATGGCTGTTACCGAAATGTGCATGGCTGTAAACCGGAGGATTGGTAAGGATGATAAACAAGAGGCAACCTACATTGATGTAAAAACGTGGGGGAAAACTGCTGAATTTTGCGAGCGTTATTTTGACAAGGGAGCGGCGATCCTTGTTGAAGGGCGTTTGACGCAGGAAAAATGGACAGACAAGCAGGGACAAAACCGCTCCGCGCTCAAGGTTACAGCTGAAACAGTCGCTTTTGCGGAAAGCAAGGGCAACAGCGATAACCGCAATAGCGGAGGAAATCAGCAGGGAAATTATCGCGGCGGCGGTAACAACTACAATGGCGGCGGCTACAATGCACAAAACAACGCAGGAAACGTGCCTAGAAGCAACGAAAGCAATGGATCGCGTCAATCTTACAGGCAAGCGCCAAACAACGCGTATAACGCGCCGCAAAACGCAAATAACGGCGAACATCGTTACAGCCCTGAAGACGAACCGCAAGCCGCCGCTCCGGCTCAGATGCAAACAGAAATGAACGATGATATTCCGTTCTAACTCAAAAAAACGTGAGGATTTAAAAAGAGGCTCCCTCAGGGTAAAGGAATAACCCCTGAGGGAGAGAAGAAAAAGAAAGGAAACCGAACAGAACCGAACCCCAAACAAACAGTTCACACAATCTCCAAAGCGTACCATATCAAGTGTCTTCGAAAAGTCAAACGCAGAGGAGAAACAAAATGCAAAAAAAGTGCAAAAAAAACGATTTGTTCAGCGTCTCCAATGAAAACCATAGCCCCGACTGCTGGGGAAAGTATGAACAATCACAAAAATGCCCCGCTTGCGAGTTTAAGCGAAGTTGCTATTTTTCGAAGAAAAACTCAATGGAACAAGAAAAAAAGGATAACGAATTTGCAGGATATCGCGAATTTGATGACGCGCGAAAAGTGACTGTAATATCCTCCGAAAAACGCACGTTTAAGCTCCCCGACGGGCGTATAATCGAACCATCAGAAATTAACCTCGCCTGTATCATTTGGGCGCTCCAGTTTGGAAGCGAAAACAGGGAGGCGGCTATTGCTCTTGCTCTCAAGCTTTCAGGCGCAAAAAGCATTACAGACATTGCGCGTGCAACCGGGCGCTCCAAACAGGCAGAGCACAAAAATATTGCGCGTGAATTAGGCGTTGGGCAGAAAAAAGCGTCAGATTCAAAGTTGCTGAAGCTCACACCGCGAGAATTCGCAGTGTATAAGCTGAAATTAAAGGGATTTAGTGTAAGAAAAATCGGAGAAAAACTTGGTTTGCACAAAACGGAAGTTATGAGATGTGTACAAAAAATGAGTTTAAAAAACGTCAAATTGTGTACACCAGTCCTGTCACGAAACAAAAAAAGATCAAAAAAAAATCGGGCGTGAAATAGGCTATGGGTTGACAAGAAACCTTTGGGCAAGTAGATTAACTCAAAAAAAACAGGAGATTGAAAATGGGTGGAAGAGGTGCTAGTAGCAGTAAAAGCGTTGCCCCGGAAGAATTCGGGCGCGTCTGGGAAAAATACGGGAAGAAAAGACTTTATTTGGACGAGAACAAGGTTATGAAAGAAATGGGCTTTGAACTCGATTTTTACAAAGGTGGCGGCATTTCTTCTGCTAAACTGAACGGCGAGAAAATATCTAATAACAAGGCTTCTAAAATTAGAGGAGATTTGTCAAATAGTTATATAGACTTCCAGACAGGTCTTATTCATTCAAACTATGGGTTAACAGAGGATGAATTGGCGGCAGTAAGGAGAATCCGAAAAAAAATTAATGTGGCTGTCAAAAAATAAGCGAGAGGGACAAGAAGAAAATGGAAGTCCAGCAAATCGAAATAGATAAAATTTTTCCGTACGAAAACAACCCTAGAAAAAATAAAAAGGCTGTTAAGTACGTTGAGAACAGTATACGCTCCTTTGGTTTCAGAAATCCGATTATATTGGATAAGGAGCATGTGATTGTTTGCGGACATACACGTTTTCTCGCCGCAAAAAATCTTGGCTATACAAAATTACCGTGCCTGATTTGTGAAGATTTGGACCCCGAAAAAGTGAAAGCGTTCCGTCTTGCAGATAATAAGGTCTCTGAGTTTTCGCAATGGGATAAAGGTATGCTTGACCTCGAAATTGAACAGCTTTGCAAACTCGGAATATCAGTCGATGATTTTGGGTTTGAATTTACACCAATGTCCATTGATGTAAAAACAGATATCCAACCCGACGACGGGTATTATGGCGATGAAAGAGAGCGTACAAATAGAGCCTATAATTTAAGCGATTTTGACCCTTTCGAATGTGAAGGCTTTTATCAAATTCCAACTCTAAAAAAATGCAATGTCGTTCCGGAGCGCTTGATTGATTTTAATAGTGTGATTGGACAGGATGATTACAACGCCGGAGTACATTTTTTTATCGATGATTACCGATTTGAGCGGGTGTGGAACCAGCCGGAACGGTATGTTGACATATTAAAAAAGTTTAATTGTGTTTTTACTCCGGATTTCTCGCTTTATATGGACATGCCGATGGCACTAAAAATTTGGAATATTTACCGCTCTAGGCTTATTGGTCAAATCATGCAGAATGCTGGATTGAATGTAATTCCGACGGTCTCATGGGCGGAACCGGAAACATACGCGTTTTGTTTTGATGGGATCCCTAAAGGAGGCATTGTGGCAACATCGACAGTAGGAATTCTGAAAAACAAAGAAGCCAAAAAAGTGTTTTTAGCCGGAATGGCTGCCATGATTGAAAAAATAAAACCTGAAATGATACTTATGTATGGTAAGGCTGTTCCAGAGGCTTGCGAGGGGATTGAGTACAAAAGTTATGAAAATGATACGTTCGGATTAAAATTCGCGGAACGGACAAAAAAGAAATGACAAATCGGGCGCGGAATGGTTAAAATCACCATCCGCGCCCTTGCGATTATCGCATCAGAGAGGCAAAAGAAAGAGGGCGATAGCGTTGCCCGTATTTTTTCGCGATTTCAGCCCCTCTCGCGTTCATTTCTGCGATAATGGGCATCGCCTCTGTTTTGGCTGTTTTGTGGTCTATTTCGCCCACAAGAAGCCGCGCTCTGATATCTCTTATTTTCGCTCTGTAAATTTCGCCGTTCATGTTTGTTCTCCTTTCGTTTCCTTTGAGTTATAAGATAGCACAGAGTTTTTATTTTTCAAGAACGAGAATCATTCTCAATAATAAAAATCGCGTTTTTTTTAGTATGAGTCCTCGTCTTTTCCGGAGTCCATGCTATAAGGCGCTAGATTATTTATGGACATGGCATCCCCCTTGAGGAATATAAGTACATTTTGGTGAGTTTTTACGACTTTTCTCCCCTTGCTAAATTGTGCGTTTGCGCGAAGTGCTGAAGAGCCTATAGGGTCTAATAGTATACAATCGTTGTAAAGGGTGCATCCGGCATCATAAAACGCTCGTTTTGTGTCTCCTATAAAATCCCTGTAATACCCCTTTTTGTCGCGTATATCGCCTATTACAATCGCGAAAAACGCATTGTCTTTAAGTTTGGTTACTGTCTTGCGTATAATGGCTCTGTACGTGTTTATAAAATCAGGATACTCCATGTTTGAGATGTCCGCCGGGTCGTTGCTGTATTTTTCCAAGTCAGCGTATGGAGGGCATGTCAAGCCAAAATCGAAGTCGGATTTTGTCGTTAAAGTGTCTATCTGCGAGCTGTCGCCTGTAATCCATTCCGGCATGCTTAGTTTAGCGCCTGTAAAGTCGCGCATATCTTCTAGCGCCTTGTAGTTTTCGATATTTGCTTGAATTTGTTCCGGACGTAAATCAATACCAGTGTATTTTATACCAAGCATTGAGGCGACAAGTCCACGCACGGAACCGCCCGAAAACGGGTCAATCGCCGTTCCTCCAGCAGGGCAAACCCATTTATACAGAATTTCGCATAAACAGGGGTCAAAAATGCTGGTTTCTGCAAAATTATAACCACTGTAACTAAGTGTTGAGTAATCGCCTAAGAGATTATCTTTTCGACCCTTTTCGCTGGTTATAATATTTTTCCACTCCGTTTTCCTTTTTTGCCAACCTTTCTTTTTTGAATCTAGTATTGCAAACGGAGGAATTGTTGATATTGTGTCTTTGATGTCGTTGTTTTGGTGATTTGCACTTTCAGCAAAATTATCGCCTTGTTTAATTGCATGCTGTTCCACGTCTTCAAAACCGAATGGTTGCATATCAAAATCAAGAGTAATAAGGTTTTGAAGCTCTATTTCAAGGGCGTCCATATCCCACAAAGCAAGCTCGCCTGTTTTGTTGTCTGCCAGCCGGAACGCTCGAATTTTTGCAGGCGTTAAATCATCTGCGATAATGCAAGGCACTTTTTTCATTTCAAGCAATTTTGCCGCGCTGTATCTTGTATGTCCTGTTACAATTACCCCCTCTTTGTCAATAACAATTGGGACTTTAAAACCAAATTCGCGAATGCTCGCGGCAACTGGTTCAACCGCCTCCTCATTGTTGCGTGGGTTGTTTTTGTAAGGCGTGATTTCTTCCAGTGTTTTATAGATAATTTCCATGTTTATTCCTCCTGTCGGTTCGGGTTTTAGTATTTGGGCAAGGTTATCTGTTTTTCGTTGCCTTTTACCAAAACAAGAATGTTTTTATATGTGTGAGCAAGGCGGCGGGCGGCGTTGAATTGAGAAATAGCCTGTTTGTTGGATTTTTTATAAGGCTCTAGCCAAAATATTTCATTCAACAGCTTCAGCCCTGTATCAAACGCGCATTCTTTTGCGCTAGTTGATGTGTCACAAATAGGCTGGTTGTTGTCTTGTCTGTTGCTTGCAACCACGACCAAAAACGCATTGTTTTTCAATTTCTAAAAAGATTGTTCGATGCCTGTTTTTATTTCCTCCTTGTTTGCTTCGGGGGAAAGGTAAAGCAGGGCAAGGTCGCAATTGTTGTTGTCGCACTGCAAGGCTAGCTTTTGGGCTACTTTTTGGGGCGTTGAGTCGTCGTTAAAAGGATGGATATATACCGAGCCTTTTTCTGTGCAAAACCAATGGTATATAATCTCGCATAATAAAGGATTTATTACCCCGTTTTGTCCTAGTATAGCCTCCCACTCTTGGCACTTGTTTTGTAAGGCTTCCTGCCTTCCGTCGATGACGGAAAACGGAGGAACAATGTATCGATCAGCCAGCGGGACAATGTCTTTTTCGTCAAACATGTCATTGGCAACAAAGCCAAAATCTTTCATGTCTAAGTCGATGTTTTCGAAAGATAGCAGCTCCTCGCGCAAGACATCTTTTTCCCATGTTGCTATTTCAGCGACTTTGTTATCAGCGAGCCTAAAAGCCTGTATTTGAGCCTCTGTAAGGTCGCTGGCTATTATACAGGGTACCTCTTCCAAGCCTAGTTTTATTGCCGCTTTTAGGCGTGTATGTCCACAAATAACAACATTTTTGCTGTCTATTACAATAGGGACCTTAAAACCAAATGCTTTTATACTTTTCAACACAGCGTCGACCGCCGTGTCGTTTTTTCGCGGATTGTTTTTATAGGGGATTAATTCCCCTGTTTTCATGGTTACAATTTTTTCCATAAACCCCTCCTGTTACAAGTTGCTATAAAAGGAGGGGTTGTCAACCCCTTGCCGCGTCTTTTTGTCAATTTTCTGCTACGGGGCGCGTCTGTACCATGTGTTCCAGTTGCCACGCTGTAATGTGGCACTCTGGTGCTGCCCAGATACCCTCGTCGAGCAAAAAGCTAATCATGGGCGTGTCTGTTTTTGTGTTGTAGTACAGGCAGATTTCACGTTTCTGCCCTGCCTCGTTGTAAAAATAGAAATGGCGGTCGTTCCAGTGGCACATTGTCCAGCCGCAACGCAAAATCGCGCGGCGCGCCTGTTTCATGCGATTGCGGGCAGTGCGATTGAGGGTGTATTTACCCTCAAATCCACAATAAATGCTCTCTTCGCGGGTTTCAAATTTGCGGGCGTTTCTCATAGTCATAATCCTTTTGTTTGTTGTTATCTTTTGTAAGGCAATTTACCACGCTTTTTCCGGCGGTGCAAGTGCCTTTTTGTTGTTTTTTTGTTGCAATGCCCTTAATGCTTGCGCTTGCCTTGTAGCAGGCGCAAGAGGTTAAAAACACTGCTCTTCTTATCTGGCGTCGAGCTCTCTTTCTTCCAGCTCGACCGCCGTCTCGGCGGCCTGCTGTCCAGCCTCTTCTGCGGCCTCTACGTCCTCTATTTCGTCCCAGTCGTTGACATAGTACTGCCAGTCGTCAGTATCCTCAAAGTTCGTGTGGTGGGTGAGCGCGCGGTAGGTCTCGTTCGCGCCTTTGTTGTAAGCCGCGCGTTTGGCTTTTTCCAGTTCGTCCATCATGATTATATCTCCTTTTGCCTTTCGACGTTGTTTTGTTTTCTGTCTATGTCGTTAATATATACGCAAAAAGAAAAATTGCAAATGAAAAAACAAAAAAAATTGAAAAAAAATTATTTTTGAGTGTAGAATGGCTTTTTTAAAGTTCCCATCGACTCTTGATTTCTGTGTTTTATGGTATATATTATATTACATATACAACAAAAACGGAAAGGAAAAAGAAAAATGCCAACTGGACAATACGAGAGAAAAGCAACACCAGCACGCCTTGAAGCTCAAGCACGCAACCTCGCAAGAGCGCACGAAGTAGCAAGGTTAAACCCCTCAAAACGCCTTATAGAGGCAAAAAAACGCAACGCGCAAAAAGCCGTGCGCGTTCGAGTCGCGCGCGCTATCCTGCGTAATTGCCCTATAGGAGCAAAGGCAGGGGAAACATTTAAGGCTTCAAACGACGTTTATGCTGTGATTGATGATAAACCTTGGTTTGACGTGGACCAGCGCTGGAAACAGCGCTTTAAGCGCCAAATCCGCGTAAAAGTCGGAGCGGATGTAAAACTGTTTGAGGAGACTGTAACAATCGCGTGGGATTACGAACCAACGGTTGAAAATCTCCTTGTCTTGCCAATCGTCGAAGAGCGCGAAAGCGGGGAGGGAATGTAAGAAAGAAAAATTAAAAAAGCGGACATAAAGCGGACGCCGTTTTTTTGTTTTTTGAATTCAAAATAGGCTAAAAAGCCTGAAAAAAGCGGACATAAAGCGGACATTGAAATCGCTTGAAAATGCCGGATGCCACGGACGGGAAATCGTCTAGGAAGTCCGGCTTTTTTTGTGCATGTTTTAACCAGTCGTAACCAGTCGCAAAAACCCAGAAAACCCAGATGGTTTTTCAGAAACCCAGAGAAACCCAGAAAACCCAGATGGTTTTTCAGAAACCCCCCAAGAAACCCCCCAAAAAAAATAATAACAGTTATTTTTGCAAAAAAGGAAAAACCTATCAAGGGGGGCTATGGGGGGATTAAGGGGAAAAAGAATAAAATATGGCAGGAATCTATATTATATATTTTTTTTTAATTTAAAAACCGCACGCACGTAGCGTACACGCGCGAGAAGAATCAAGAAAAAAACTCCCTCAAGGTTGACAACAAAACCCTCTATTGAAACGCGGTATTTTTTAGCGCAATCTCTCTATATACACATCACCACGCATGAGGCGCGGAAGAGAGATTAAAAAAAGTCTGATTCGGGAGGCGTTTGCATGGGCTATGTCTCTTTTGGTACAAAATGCAAAGAATAAGAAAATCAGCGCAAAAATACCAAACAAAAAAAGCTCCTTAAAACATGGGTTGAAAGTGAGGGACAAGATGAGCAACAAAAGCACAAAAGCAACCGGACGCGGCGCAAGCAATGTCAAAAATGGCGAGACGCGCGCGAAAATAAGGATGAAAATCAGCGCTGAAAAACTTATCACGGCGGCTGAAAAAAGCAACGGAATCATGTCTGTCTGCGCACGCTTGGCGGGTATCAATCGGCGCACGGTTGAAAAGTATTTTGAGCTTGTCCCGGAAGCGAAAAACGCATTTTTGGAGCAGCGCGAAGTTATCATTGACCTTGCAGAAAGCAAGCTCCTGAACATGGTTAACGCGGGAGACAAAGACGCGGTGTTTTTCCTTCTCAAAACAATTGGCAAGAAACGCGGATACAGCGAGCGTTCTGAAACCGAAGTTTCCGGCGCGGTGCAGACTGTCGTTGACCGCTTCACACTCAAAATCGAGAACAACTAATCACACATCATACAGCGCCTGAAAACGGCGCTTATTGCTTTTTTCTAGGGAGGTGGTCGCTATATGATGGCAGTGAACGAAATCGGGCTTCCGGCGTTGCATCCTCGACAAGGTTGCGTGCTGAAAACGGACGCAACAGAAATTTTGTACGGAGGGGCTGCGGGCGGTGGGAAAGCGCTATGGATTGAAACGCCAATTTTGACCGATTCCGGCTTTAAACGAATGGCTGATGTGCATGTTGGGGATGTTGTTTTTGACGAAAACGGGAAACCTTGCAATGTCATAGCAGAAACACCAATTTTGACAGACAGACCATGCCGGAAAGTCGTTTTTGATGATGGCTCTAAAATTATCGCTGACGATTTGCATCAGTGGGTAACAAAGACAGACGCACAAAGAGTGGCGGAACACAAAAGAACGCCCGAATACCGCGCAAATCGGCGCGCAAAACGTCCCTTGCGTGGCATGGGTAAGCGCCCGGATTTGGCAGTTGCAAACTCAAAACGCGTGTATTGTGGCGATGAACGCAAGTTTGAATCTGTCGTTACGACGGAAACCATTGCGGCAACCTTACGAGTGCGTGGACGGCTGAATCACTCTGTAGCGGTTTGCGGGGCTGTTGAAATGCCGGAATCGCGGGAGGAGCTGATAATCCCTCCTTACGTGCTGGGTTTGTGGCTCGGTGATGGCAACTCCGACGGGTGTGGATTTTCTACTGGCGATGACGATGTTATCCCTTACATCCGCGCTTGCGGATTTGAAGTTACCAAACGTGCGGCAAAATACAAGTGGGGGATAATCGGTTTAACTCCGCTCCTTAAACGCCTGAATCTGATACACAATAAGCACGTGCCGGAACGGTACCTGTTTACCTCGATTGAAAACCGGATGGAACTTTTGCGCGGCTTTATGGATTCGGACGGTACAGTTGGCGAGAATGGGCATTGTGAGTATACCAGCATTAACAAAGACATTGCAGTGTCTTTGTGCTTTTTGCTTAACTCGCTCGGAATCAAGGCAACTCTTAAGCAGGGTATAGCGCGCCTGAATGGTAAGGATTGCGGCATAAAATACCGCGTGCATTTTATCCCGTGGCAGACTGATATAACGCGCTTGGACAGGTACAAAAAACGCATAAAAACGGTACGGAATCCATATTCGCGGCGGCGGATGATTGTATCTACGGATCGTTGTAAGAGCGTGCCTGTCAAGTGTATACAGGTTGATTCCGCGTCCAGCTGTTATCTTGCCGGGAAAAGCTGTATTCCAACGCATAACTCGTTTTTAATGCGCATTTTTGCCATTATGCTTTGCGATAACGTCAAAGGCTTGCAAGTGTACCTTTTCCGTCGCCTGAGTGATGATCTGCTGAAAAACCATTTTGAAGGTGAAACAGGCTTTCCGGCGTTGCTTGCTGAAGCGGTGGAACATAAGAGTGTACGCATTACGACAAACCCTCCCAAAATACGTTTTGTGGAATCAGGGAGCACTATACATTTGTGCCATTGCCAGTACGAAAAAGACGTCATGAAGTATCAGGGCGCGGAAATTGGCGTGCTGTTGATTGACGAATTAACGCACTTTACAGAGTATCAATACCGCTTTTTGCGCGGGCGCTGTCGAGTGTCAAAACAGGTTGCAATTGACCCGGCAATCAGGAAATTGATACCAAATTTGACGTTTCCAAAAATATTGTGCGGTTCGAATCCCGGCGGTCCCGGACATAACTGGGTTAAAGCGATGTTTATCGACCCACAGCCAGCGGAAACCATTTGGAAAACAGCCGCTTCTGAAGGTGGAATGCTCCGGCAATTTGTACCTGCGAAGCTGTCAGATAATCCCTCGCTCAATCAGGAAGAATACGCTAACCGCTTGCGTGGATTAGGGCAAGACTGGTTGATTAAAGCGATGTTGGAAGGCGACTGGAACATCACGGCGGGAGGGGCTGTTGATGACCTCTGGAACGAGCAAATCCACGTTATGCCGCGCTTTAAAATTCCTGAATCGTGGTACATTGTCAAGAGTTACGATGATGGCAACTCTCACCCGTGGGCGGTCGGCTGGTTTGCTGTATCTGATGGCACTGATTACGTGACAGCGGACGGAGAAAAGCGCCCTACAATCGCAGGAGACGCGTTTTTAATACAGGAGCTTTACGGTTCCACAGGAAAGGCAAATGAGGGCGATAAATCCAGTATCAGAGACCGTGCAGAACGCATAAAAGAGACGGAAAAAATGCTCGGTTATCGCGTTGACGAAAGCATCGCAGATTCCGCGATTTTTGCCTCAACCTCGGCGGCTCAAGTGACTGTTGCGAAGCAGTTTGAGGAGTATGGCGTGTTTTTTGCGCCTTGCAACAAAGCGCCCGGAACGCGGCATCAGATGTTGACGCTACTTAGAGAGCGCCTTACAGGCGCAATCGAACGCGACGCGGACGCTGGGTTATTTGTGTTTGACCATTGCCGGAATTTTATCCGGACGGTGCCTGTTTTACAGCGCTCACAAAGAGACCCTGACGATGTGGACACCACGCAGGAAGACCATATCTATGACTTGACAGGCTATTTCTTGCTTGGCGAATACGCATCCCGGAAAATCGTTGTTGCCTCTGCTGGTAACGTAGGCTGATGGTTGACAAGGATAACTTAAGTGTGGGCAAAATGGCAAAAAAAACATTGAAACAAGGAGCCAAAAATGGCAGGTATAAAACGTGACGAAGAGCCTAAACTTTCAGAATTTGCGTTCAGCGGTTACGATGATTTTGTAGTGAGGCGGCGGCGTGTTGCTGATTGCTTGGGTGGGCAATTGATTGTCAAAGGTGAGGCAGACAAATACCTCCCACGCGACAAATGGCAAAAAGAACACACAGAGGATTACGCAGCATATCTCAACCGTGCGCTGTTTTTTAATTACACCCGAAAAGCGCTGAATCGGTACGTTGGAATGCTTGACATGGGAGAGCCTGATATTGTTTTGGGTTCTGACAAGCTCGAATTTATGCGCGATACAGCAACACAGTTTGGCGATGGGCTGAAAGCTCTACAGAGGCGTGTCAACACTGCGCAATTGTCGCGTGGTTTGATTTGCCTGTTGCTGGAATCTACAGGCGATAACGAGCGTCCATTTGTAATCCAGACATACGATGCAAACGCATTTTTACGCACGGATTTTGTGACTGTCGACGGCAAGAGCGAAATCAAGTTTGTGCTACTTGATGAATCGGGATATGACTACAACCCTGTCACAAAACAAGATGAATACAAGTATCGAATGCGCGTTCTCGGGATCGACGGGCGCGGATATTACTATCAGGCGGCAATCTCGCCTGAAGAGTGGGCAAAATTTAACATTGACGAACCATCCGGCAATGTTGTTTATCCTGATTGCTTTGGAAAGCCTCTTGACAGAGTGCCTTTTACGTGGTGTGGAGCGTCCAACCTGTCCGGAAAGGACTTTCAGGAACCGCCAATTTTGAACGTGGCAGATGCGGAAATCTCGCTGTATCAGCTGTACGCGGACTTCAGACAGGTCATGTTTATGACTGGACAAACTCCCCTTGTTGTTGCAGGGCTTAAAGGCAAGGTTGAGGATATTAATAAGTCCCTGAGTGCTTTAAAGGTCGGTTCCGGTGCTGTTATGGGCTTGCCTGAGGGAGCGAATGCGGGCTATCTCGAAATGGCGGCAAGCTCCTTGCAGACAATTTCCGGTGAGGTTGAGACGCTGAAAAAGCTCTGTACGGATGACGCGCTGAGTATTGGCGATGCACAGGCGAATGAATCCGGCGTTGCCTTGCAGTTGCGTGTTGATTCCAACACCTCGCCTTTGCAGATTATCAACTCAACCGCTGGCGATGCGATTACAGAGCAGTTGCGTTATGCCGCGCGCTGGCTTGGCATGTCTTACGATGAGATACTTGAGACGCGTTATACGCCCTCTAAAGACTTTGCGGAAGCGAATTTGACAGTGCAAGAGCTTGTAGCCATTGAAAGCTCTGAATCGCTCACGCAAGAGGAAAAGCGCAAGGCGTGGACTGACAATGGTTATGGCAACCCTAAAATCACGTTTGATGAGTTTTTGGACCAAAAAGACGCAGACACGGAGCGTAGTATGGCAGGTGCAATGTCGCAGATGATGTCGGGCGGCGCGGCAACTGGGAATCCATTTGCAACCTCCGGAAACGGCGGCAACGAACAGGCAAAAGCGAGCGTAAACAATGGCAACGAAAAGAACGCTTGAAGAGCTGGCAGAAATCGTCAATACTCACCTCGCCAATTTGCAACGTATAGGCGTTAACTGGTCGGGCGATTTGCTGGAACACCTGAAAGAGGTGCAAGCGGAACTGATGGATTATGTCCTTTCTGCACAGAAGAGTTTCGGGAGCGCTGGGCTCGATTCCGGCACTAACAAACGCCTGAAAATCATCAAAACGAAAATAGAATCCCTGTTGAATCAAGCGTATTCGCAGGGATACGATACTATCAGCACGCAAGCGACTGGATTGGCTGAAAATGAGGCTAAACACGCAGCAAGTCTTGTTCGGGCGATGGCTGGAACGGCGGTTGCGCAGGTTGGAAAGCGGACGGTTGAAAACATCGTGAAATACGGGCGTTTTAATGGCTTGACGCTTGCGGAAATGTTCAACTCGATGTCGGTAAAGGATGCGGACAAAATCTACACCACAGTAGCTAAAAACATCCTTTCCGGCTCCACACCTCAAAGTCTGAAAAAAGCGGTCCAGCACGTGTTTGATGTATCGAATTATACGGCTAAAACGGTCGGTTTGACGTGCGCAAATGGCATATCAAACGACGCGCGGCTTGCCACTTTTGCACAAAACGACGATGTCGTTAAAGGCATTGAGATACTTAACACGCTTGATGGGAGGACATGCTTAGCAAGGGGGCAATTAATACAAACTCCGAATGGTGAAAAGCCTATTGAGACGGTTAAAACTGGTGACTTTGTGATTGGGGGGAGTAGAAACAGGCGAAGGGTGCTTGGAACGTCCACGAAGAAAGTGAAACAGATTGTTGTTGTTACTCTTTCAAACGGTGAAAAGATAAGATGCACAGCAGACCATTTATTCCTGACGAAAAACAAGGAGTGGAAAGATGCAGGAAAACTTAGAATTGGTGAAAAACTCGCAGAAAGTCTTTAAATGTCTTGTTTGTGGTAAGACTTTTTGTGACAAAAAACACGCTAAACGTAAATATTGCTCTCCGGAGTGTCAACATAAAGGCAGGCGAAAAAGATGCGGTGTGACATGTCATTGGTGCGGTAAAAAGTTCAAGGCAACTGACGATGAAAATTTTTTCTGCTCTAGGCAATGCTATGATTCGTTTCGGGCAGAAAAAATAAAGCAAAGAATGCGTCCTTGTAAAGTGTGCGGTACTATGTTTGACCCAACTAAACATGAGGCAGATTATTGCTCTAATGAATGTTGGAGAAGAGACCAAACCGCAAAACTTTTGCGTTTTTGTGTTGTGTGTGGGCAAATGTTTGTTCCGTGGAAGGGTGATGTTTTTCATGATATGCCGATTGCGTGTTCTTCAAAATGTTTGGAGATATATTCCAAACAGCAAGAAGAAATTAGGCGTAAAAAAATATCTTTGGCGTTTCGCGGTGTTAATCATCCAGCATGGCTTGGCGGGAAACAAAATTGGAGAGGTGAAAACTGGAAATGGCAGAGAAGTGCTGCTCTAAAAAGAGATGGTTATAAATGTTGCTCTTGCGGAATATCCAACAAGGCACATAAAAAGAAATACAAGAGCTCTCTAGAAGTACACCATATAAAGCCATTTCGATTCTTTGGGGATGATTACATGGCGGCTAATGATTTGGAGAATTTAATAACGCTTTGCATTAGCTGTCATAAAAAAGCTGAATACGAATACTATAGGAGGCATCCGGATGTTGTACGTCGCAAACATAGAAGTCATTGAAGAAGAAGTAGATGTCTTTGATATTACAGTTGAAACAGACGAATCGTTTATTTGCGCTGGTGCTGTTTTACATAATTGCCCTACATGTGCCCAAATCGGGGGGTTACGCTTTGCTGTTGACGCAAAAGATATACCAGTGCTTCCGGTGCATCCGCGCTGTCGTTGCTGTTATATCCCTGTTACTGTGCTCTCTGATATGTCAGAGGTTACCAGACCTGCCGCGAATGCTGATTTTATGACAGAGGCAAAACGGGCGTATGAGGCAAAATATCCCGACAAAAACTGGAATAATTTGGCTGAAAGCTCGAAGAAGCGCTATTATCATCAGGCAATACACGCGTATGAGGAGCGCACGGGAAAACCAGCATTCCGGCAAGTGTCAGGCTCTATGACTTTTGCGGAATATTTTGAATCTCAAAGCGAGCAGTTCAAGCGGGATTGGCTAAAGCCTACTAGATACAGATTGTACAAAAAAGGTATGCTCTCCCTGAATGACATAATGGACCCGGCAACAGACCGCCTTTTTACGCTTTCCGAACTCAAAAAGCGCGATATTGACGCTTTCAAAAAGGCTGGGTTGATGTGATAAAAATGGGTTTAGGTTGACAACTATCTCCTAGTTTAGAAAGTTGCAAACATGAGGTTTGCGGCTGAAAACAAAACAGGAGTGTGTCAATCATGGGATTGAAATTTAAGGTCGAAAATCTGAACGATGTAGCAGAGGAACACAAGAAACTTTACACCGAACGCGATGGCGCGTTTTATTTGGATGTCGAAGGGATGCCCTCCGGCAAAACAGATGAAGATGTGAAGAAACTGCAAAACGCGCTTGAAAAAGAGCGGAACGACCACAAAGCGGCAAAAGAGAAAATCCGCTCATTTGTGGACGAATTCGGCGATTCAGAAAGCATTCGGGAGCGGTTTGATGAACTTGAGAACCTCAAGTCAAGCGGCGGCAAGTCTAACGAAGAACTGCTGGATTACAAGAAGCGGCTCCGGGCGACTGAGAAAGAGCGCGACAGCTACAAGACGCAGTTTGAAGCGCGTCAGAAACGCCTTGACGAACTGGAAGCGGTCGACAAAAGAACGAAAGTGCATGGCAAGCTGAAAGAAATCGTTGAAGCGCTTGATGCGAAATACGACAAATCCAAAATCTATTCCGTGCTTGAGGACTATGAGGACATGTTTGAGCTCGATGATGTCGGCGATCTTGCGCCCTTTAAGGGCAAGGCGCTTAAAGACTGGATTCCAGCAAGAGCAGACCTTTTTAACTTTTACGTTGCCTCAACTCCGGGAGGTTCCAAACCGGGAAATGGACCTTGCGGCGCTGAAAAAGCCAACGCGTCGGGAGATGTTTTTGAACAGATTGCGGATACGCTCCATGGCTAAAACAAACACAAAAAACAAGAACATACATAACAAAAGAAAGGCTGTAAAGCATGAAAAACAACATGTATGAAGTCGCAGTCGAACTGGCACCGAAGCAGAGCCAGCTTATCGACTACCTCGTTGAGGATGCTGTAATTGTGAAGGAAATCCCCTTTCAGGCGGCAACTCATGGAATCAAGAACGTTTTCGAACGCGTGAAGGACGTTACGGGTCCCACTCTGGTTGACCTTGACGCGCCGCTTCCTCTCGTTACCGCTCTCACGGAGCTGGGCGAAACTCCGCTTTTCAAAATTGGCGGCAAGCTCGAAATCGGTAAGGATAAAGCGGAGGCAATGCGCGGAAAGACTGAGTATCTCCGCCGCCGTCTTCCGGCTATCCTCAAGCTCGCTGGCTCCTCGCTTGACAAGGCTATCTACTATGATGTCATGCTCAAGCGTGCGATGGAAATGAAGCGCGTCAAGTCCTGCACCGCGTCTGTTACTGACACAAGCGAGAAAAAGTACTACTCTATGGTCGCTATCCGCTGGTCCGCTGGTGAAAACTGTGGTCTGTACAACGACAATCGCACGAACGGAAGCGCGGAAGGCTCGTTTTTCACCACGGATAACCTCTGGGGAGGCAATCTCGGCACGCTTTCCGGCGGTGAAACCGGATGGGCAATCGACGTTACCTCGATGATTGGACTCCAGCTCGAAAATCCCAAATACATCATGGGTTTTGTCAACATCACGGAAGACAATCTGCCCTCTTACGCGGATCTTATCGGAATCGCCAATGGCGTGCGTGGAAATGGCACGAATGCCCGAATTTACGCATCCCCGGAACTGGCTGATATTCTCGCTTCCAAATACAGCCGCGCGGCGGGCGACAACTCCTTCAGTTCGCTTGTCACTGTTGATACGGAAGGCAACGTCCGAATCAAAGGTATTCCGGTCGTGGGAGACTACAACATCCTCCCCGGAACTGAGGCTGGAATTCTCACTTCTACCCTTGCTTGACGCAAGAGAAAGGTTAGGTAAAAATGAACGACATTGGAACTCTCGAAAACATCAAGGAAGGTCCGTTTTTCTATCATGACGCGCCTTTTCGCGACAAGGCACTTGGCAACGCCGGAGCCATCGAATCCGGAACGTTTGACATGGCTTGCACGCAGGGAGCACTGAAAATCATGCTCTTTGCGATTACGGGCGCAACCGTGGCGGCAAGCAAAACAGTCAAAGTTGACCTGCTCGGAAGCGACAAAGAGGATGGTACGTACACTGTCTACAAGACTGTTACGATTACTGGCGCGGAAACGACCGGAACTGCAATTACTGCTGACGAAAAACAGCCGCTTGTGCAGTTTATCCCTGAACCGGACGCTCCGAAGTACGGCAAGCTCAAAATCACCACTGACAGCAATCTTTCCGCTGTCAAGGTGACTGCGAAAATCGGGTATATTGCCCGATAAGCCGGAAGCGGGCGGCGATAACATCAAAGCCCGCAAATCTCTTTACAAAACGATTTTCAGGAGGCAACAAAAACATGTATTTCAAACTCTGTCAGAATTGCGACCGCTTTTTTTACTCTTCTGCGGCGTTTTCCGCGCACAAATGCAATGACCCTGATTGCGATGTGGGCGCGCCTGTAAAAGCGCGTGAAGCGGCTGGGAATGCCGAAAAAGACGGGAAGACAGAACCTGCTCCGGCTCCGGTTCCCCCGGCTGAAAGCGCACCGTCTGCGGTTGATGAAAAGAAGCTCCGCAATCGCGTGCTGATTGCCATTAAAAAGCGCCTTGCGGACAAGGGTATTGACTGTCAGACACTCAAGATGGAACAGGCGAAAGCGCGGTATATCGAAGAATTCGGCAAGCGCGATTTTGACAACCTAGAAAAGGCAATCAGAGGGGTGTAAAAATCATGGCAGAAACACTCCCTGAACTCAAATCCTACTGCTCGAAAGACTGGGCAGACGCGTTTTTTGCGTCCTTTTTGTGGTCTACAAACTGGGATGGCGCGTCAGACAAGCAGAAACTCGCGGCATTGTGTACAGCGACTAACCTTATCCAGCGTTTCACACTGTTTTACGATGACGCTGGGGAGGCGTTTACATACGACCCCGCCGGAACGCTTGAGATTCCGGACCTGATCAAAGAGGCAACAGCAAAAGAGGCAATTTACCTTTTGTCGCTTGATGAATCAATCATTGAGCCCAACAGCTTGCTTACAATGGGTATCCAGTCAGCAAATGGCGTTGTTTTCAACAAGGATTTTCAGGGCGATATTTTGACCATATCCGTTCGCAACTTGATACGCTCGATGGGCGGGGAAATCCTGCCGGGCGCAAGCGCGGACGACAACGGAGGGATTGTACAGGGCAGAACCTTACGATAAATCCGTTTTTTGCGGGAATAATGGGCGCCACCTCCTCGCCCTTATGGTTTCGCCCCTGTACCAGTTCTTTATGACAAAACAGGGGCTTTTTTATGGCTTTTTGAGTTCAGGATTGACAATCTTACCTTATGTGTAAAGCGATAAACAGGGAGCGTTGAAATATGGCAAAACTTACACCATTTCAAAAAATCAGTGGGAAACTTGTCAAGGCTAAAGTCTTCCGGAATACTGCAATTTTGAAGTACAACTTTAAAACTTACAACTGGGAAACGGGCGAAGACGCAACAACGACGATTGCGCGGGAAATCCAGTGTTACCCACCTGAACAAGTCAATCAGCGGCTTGTAGATGGTAAAAATTACCTCTCTGAAGACCAAATTATGCGCGTGCCTTACACAGAGGTTTTGAACTCAAGAGCGGCGCAAGACGGCGACCCTGTAATTACCAATAACGGCAAGACAAAGACGCTCGAAGAAATGCGCCCTTACAACGCAACGACGGGAGGGATTGCAACAACGACTGATACGCTCGAATTTGGCGGCAAGACTTACCACATCGCGGCGGTGCGTGGCGATACGTGGATGGACAACGCTCCAGCTGATTACTACTTTACACTGCGTGGGTGATAAACATGGAATTTGACATGACAGACCCGGACGGACTGAAGCGATTTGAGGGGAAAGTTAAAAATCGCATTACGCATTTTGCCAAAATCGCAATGGTTGAGGCATTCCGGCGAATCACGATTAAAACGCCTGTTGATACAGGTAATGCGCGCTGGAACTGGTGGTGCTCGATTAAAACGATTGACTACAAGTATGACTTGCATAACAGTCTTGTCGTTGATTATGGGCGTGCAAATCAAGCCTTTATCAGGGTTAGCGCTGGTGATACGCTCTATATCGCCAATTCAACGCCTTACATCAAAAAATTGAACGAAGGCTGGAGTAAACAAGCGCCCGCGCGGTTTGTTGAAATGACTGTTGCAGGCGTGGAAAACGACGTAAACAAATACGCAGAACAAGCAATCAGGGAGAATCCGTAAAATGGCGATTGACGACGAGATTATCAGGAACGCAATGCGGGCGCGAATCATCAAGAATAACATCTTTGATGAGAGCGATTTCCAGTTTGAAAACGTGAAATTTGACCCGTCGGGTAAAAATTTGTGGGTGCGTGAAACGTGGATTGGCGGCGATGAGGAAATCTACTCAACAGCAAGCACGCGCATAGCGACTGCGCTTGTTGAGTACGACATTTATGCTAAAGCGGATACTGGGACATTGCGATGTGGGCGGGCAGCGCTGGCAATCGAAAACGAGTTTAACCTGCTGACAGAGGGCGCAATTATCACAGTTGCAAACCATCCAGAGCTTGACATTATGGTGTACAAAACGGGCGTAAATACGCGCTCGGAAGATACATGGTATGTCCAGTCTGTCTTGCTCTATTTGCGCGTGATAAACCGCCCGAATTTAGCGCAAGGTTGACAAGGTTTGCTTATATGACTTGATTTTTTTAGAGGGGAGCAGTTCCCACGATTGATGCGAAACCTCGCTTTAGTCGCTCCTCTCGATTTTTAGGGAAAACAAGAGATTTTGAACATAAAAACAAGCAAAAGACGGGAGAAAAAAGATGTCTAAAGCTGATGGAATCGAATCAAGAGCGCTTGATATCAAGGCTGTTTTCAAGGCAACAGGCGATGACGCAATCGCGCTTGAGTGGACAAATGAGGAACTGCCGGGCGCGGGAGCACCTGAATCGTGGAACATGCTGACAGACCAGCAGCGGATCAAGGAAACAGGCATGGGCGGCGAGATGAACAACGTCACGCTCACTTGTCCCTTTGATCTTGCGCTTTACAAGAAATTTCTGGGCTACAACCTGAACGGCACGGAGGGTATTCTGACTTTCAGTTCGAAATATACAGAAAAATCCTCCTCCTACAAAGTCGGTGTGGGCGCAATCGGCTTTAACTCAAACAACCCGAACAGCGCGTTTGAATTTACAGTCAATTTTATCGTCAAGGACGTTTCCACATCCAGCGCCGGAACGGCTGATTTTGACACGTCTGCAATCAAAGAAACGCGCGCGCTTGACTGGAAAGTCTCGTTCTCGCTTGAGGCTGGCTCTGAGACCTCTCAGACTGCTGTAACTGATACTCAACTTGAGTGGACAAACCTTGCGTTTCCGGGCATGGAAGACCCCGAATCTTGGACGCTCCGGAGTGACAGGAAACTGTACAAGGAGAGCGGAATCGGCGGCAATTATACGGACGTGCAAGTTACAGTCCCCTACATTGAGGATAACCACGCAAAATACTTGCAGTACAACCGCGACGGGCGGCAGGGAACACTCACCTACACGCACAAAACAGCTTCCCCGGCGCGCTCAATCTCTTTCAAGGTTGGCTTTGGTGAGGTTGGCAACGCGTCTTCTGCTCCAAATGGAGGCATGGAGCACACAATTGGCTTTATCGTCAAATCTTGCGACCAAATCACCAGAGACACGGGCGATTGATACGCGCTGGGAAAACAAGCAAAAAAACAACAATCATAAACCATAATCAAACCATAACAAAAACCTAAGGAGGTACACTCAAATGGCTATTGATTTGTCCACAGTAAAGGCGCTGGAAGTCCCCACAAAAGAAATCAGCGTCAAGGTCGGCGAAAAGGTGCAGAAACTCACGATTCACCCTTTCAAGGGTCGCGGGCGCGTGGCTCTGCATGAGTTCAATATTGAGTTTGCGGGCGCGGGCGAACAGCTTGAGACGCTGGCTCTCGTTTATGGCGCTGACATGTCAGAAATTCAGGCAAAATTCCTGCTTGACAATGCTCCGGAAACTGCCCTTGAAATCTCTCAGGCGGTGTGGGAATTCAACCACGAATATTCCGCGAAAATCAAGGCAGAGCGTGAGGAGGCAAAAAAAAAATCCGGAACGGCGGTGACGGAGACGAATACGCCGAACTGATTTTGCTCGCCTCAGAATACAAGGATTTAAGCGTCCTTGGGAAGCCGCTCTCGGTCCGTGATGTCATATGGCTGAGAGCGGCGTCTTTTTGTGAAAAAGAGCTGGAAATCAAGGAAAAAGACAGTCTGCTGAAGCAGGTTGGCACTCTCTACAGCGATATGTACATGCTGGGTCTGGATTTGCGAACCATGCTTATTGACATTGATAACCTGTCGCGTGCGGAATATACTAACAAGATGTTTGATGAGCGCAACTTGCCTTCCGTCATTGCGGAGCGCAGGAAATTTATCAAGACGCACCGCAAAAAACGCGCGGACGAATACTCAGACGCTGAGCGGAAAGAACGAGTTGAAGCAGTCCTTACAGGCAAAAAAACTGTAAAACAGCTCGAAGAGTGGGTTGAAATCGAAGAAGACCTGTGATATATTACAGCACTCTTCTCCCCCCATAGTGAAGAGTGGCGGGGAGCGCTCCCCCTCGTTGCGCTCCTCGCTTTTTTTTGTTGTCAGTGTACAACGACCTTTGACGTTGATCCGCTAAAAGTTTTGTAGAAATAGAACGCAACAACCGCAATAATAATCACCATGATAACGCTAAATATGATGTTTGCGGATTTATACAGTTTTCGCGTCTCCATGTCAGTACAAAACGCCTTTGTCAGCCACGCAAGCCAAGCGGCGAACATGGCAACAAGCCCAGCTGGTGCCAACCCCCAAAAAACGAAGTTTGCAAGAACCATGATAATACAGCGCATGTAGTAGCCTAAATACGCTTCTCCCACGCCTAAATGCCCTAAAAAGAATGTCAGCAGGATATATACAGCTCTGCTTTTAGGTTTGCTGTTTGGTGATAGCCATTCCCCGCAATTTAGGCATTTTTTCGCGCCCGCTGGAACGGTTGAAAAGCAGTAGGGACATTTTGCCTGATTGGATCCGATGCCGCCTTGAGCAGTGACCTTGATTTTGTTTTTACAGCCAGCGCAAGTAATTGTTTCCCCAATGTACATTTCAGGGAGGTTATATTCTTTTTTACAACTTGGGCATATGATTTTAATCATTTCCTCTCTCTCCTTTTTGGTTTGTTTGGTTATTTAATATAGCATGTACAGGCGGCTGTTGCAAGTTGACAAACAACCTTTTTATATATAACTGACAAGGAGCTTTTGACATGGCAACAGATATTACTACACTAGCGATTGAGTGTAAAACGAACGACGCAATAAACAGTGTTGAATCGTTTACAAAAAGCATGGAAGGCGCGCGCGGAACGGCAAAAAGTCTGCTGGGAATGCTCGCGGGACTGTTTGCATCCAACGCCTTACGACAATTTAAACAAGAAAGCGTTGCGGCTTTTTCAGACATGGAAGAGGCGCGAAACAGGTTTAGCGTTACGTTTGAAAATACCATTGACAAAGCCAATGCAAGCATGGAAACATTGCGCTCGGAATTTGGACTGTCAAGGTCGGCGGCATACAGCATGCTTGCAAGTACAGGTGACTTGCTGACTGGTTTTGGCATGACATCGGAATCCGCGCTTGATTTGTCAGAAAAGGCGGCGCGTTTGGGTATGGACTTATACTCTTACACAAACTATGCGGGAGGCGCGGCTGGAGCAACTCAGGCGATTACGGCGGCTATGCTCGGCGAAACAGAGCGTATGAAAGGGCTCGGCGTTGTTATCCGTCAAGATTCCGACAGCTTTAAAAAAATGGTTAAAGAGCAAATGCAAACCAAAGGCGTGACGGAGTCAGTCGCAAAAGCGTTTGCAGTGTATACCGAAATCGTCAATCAAAGTAAAAATGCTATTGGCGACTGGAATCGTCCGGGCGAAACTTTTGCACAGGTTTTGCAGGCGCAAGGTCAGCTGTTAAACGAGTTTAAAACCAACGTCGGGGAGACATTGCAAACTCCGGTAAAGGCGTTTATGAAAAACATCAACTCCCTGCTTGAGGGCTTTAACAACCTTGACAAATCAACGCAAAAAATGATTGTTACGATTGGCGGTGCTCTTGCTGTTTGGGGCTCTATTAGAGTGGCTGTCAGCGCGTTTAATATCGCGCAAGGATTGAGCAATGCGTTGACTGGACAATCAGCAGCTGCAAAAGCAACGGAAACGGTGGAAACCACAAAGCAAACTGTTGCAACAGAGGCATATAATGTGGCTCTTGCAAAGCAAATCGCACTATTGCAAGCGCGGGCGGCATCAGTCGGAAAAATGCAGATGGCAAGCAATCCAGCGCCTTTTATGCTTGAAAATGCGCGTCAAGATTTGGCGTATACACAAACTCGATTCGGGCAACATCAGGCGAACCGCGCGGCAAATATCAACTCTAAAATTTGGGACCAGTATTACAATTCAGCGGCTTCCGGCAAAAATATGAGCTCGACGAGCTTGCGTATCATGCAGTCGGGAGGCAAGGGAATTGTTGACAAGGGCGTTGTATCGCTCAGAAACAACATCAAAAGCCTGAACTCGACGGCGGCAAATACGGCTAAAAACATCGGACAGCGCCTTGTACCTCAATTTACCAATATCAATCCGGCTTTTGCGTCTGCTGGTAAACAGGTTGCTGCAACGGGCGGTAAATTGGCAATGCTTGGCAAGGCGGCGGGGGCTCTTGGCAGTATTGCGCGTGTTGCAACTGGTCCTATTGGTATGATTGGCGGCACTCTTATTGCCCTTGTTGCTCAATACAAAGATGAAATTGCGAACTGGACAGTTGACTTGTTTACAGGTGGAAAAGCGTCTGAGTATGACAAAATGATGGCAGAGCAGGAAAAAGCCGCGAACGAAAAAAAACAGAAACAAGTTGAAGAACAGCAGAAAAAAGAAGAGCTGACGCGGGAACAGCTAAAGCGACAAGAGCTTATGGAGGAACTCCAGAGGAAAGAATCTGATATCTATTACAGCGAGATGACAGTAGAAACGAAGATTTTGCGTGATAGAATGCGCCTGACAGAGCTTTCAGGTAAGTATGCTGATGTGATGAAAAAACAGAAACCGGACCTTGAAAAAGCCAATAAATTGGCAGATGAAATCAGCGAGATTTACAAGAGGATTCCGGAAAACGAAAAGCGCCTTAAACGGTCAAGGGAGGAATTGCGCAGTATCTATCTTGATTACTTGTCGAACAATGGCAATATCGACGCGGCGCAAATCTTGAATACCCGCGCAATTGAGGATACGGAAAAGCAGTTTGAAGAGGCAAAACGGAAGAACTTGCAGGGGCGAAATCCTGAAGAATATAACAGTCTTTTGCGTAAATATATAGGCTCTCTGAGTACCCGCCGACAGCTCGAAAAAAGGACGCGCGACAATGAACAGTGGTTGCTTGGCTATCAGCTTGACGCGTCTAAAACAGTGGCAGAAAAGGCAAAACTCTTGCAAGACGCATTCGCCAAATCGCTACAGCAAATGGAAATTTTTGCGGCTAATGGACAAGTGGATGCGTTTAAGGAGGCGGCTGATAGGAGCAAAAGCCTTGCACAGCAGATTGACGACTTGAGAAAAGGTGCTTCCGCGCGCTTGGGCGGCGTTATAACATCAAGCGCAAGTTTGCAATACGGCACAATGGAAGCATACCGAGAACAGCGTCGAATTTACGAAAAAGACGGCAACAGCGAAAAGGATACCAAACAGCTGGCACGTAAGGCAAATCAGAAAGTGTTAGACCTTATGCCACAGATGAGCAAAAACCTTGCAAAAGTGGCAGAAAAGCTCTCAAAAACCACGGAGACAAGCAGCATGCCAATTGAGTTGTATTAACCTCTTTGGCGCGAATGCGCGGTTTTAAAATTCCGCGCATTTTATGCCAAAAGAACGGGACTGGAGTTTTGAAGCGCTGGTTTTGCTTTAGCCACGCTTGAAAGCTCCTTTTTTTAGCTGGTTTCCGCGCCTTAGGTTGACAAGTTTTGCTATAGTGTAACAACACTTTTTAGGAGGTTTGAACCATGGGTAAAGACGCGAAAAACGGAACAGCTTGCCTTGCGATTGAGGGACGAATTTTTGACGGTGAAGAACAGGCATCTGTGAACGCCCGCGAACTTTGGAAAGCTCTGGGGAGCAAAAGACAGTTTGGAAACTGGATTAAAGAGCGCCTGAGTGATTTTGTTGATGGACAAGATTACACCATTAACAAAATTGTTAACGGTGAAAATCGCGGTCGTTTTGCTCCTACAGAGTATTACATCACTCTCGATGTTGCAAAACATCTCGCAATGCTTGAGCGCAACGACGCGGGGCGCAAAATCAGACAGTATTTTATTGAGGTTGAAAAAGAGTATCGGCGAAAAGCTGAAACGCCGCGTCCGGAGCAGATTATAGCCGGAATGATTAAAAAACTCGGCTTGGCGGAAGTCGCAAATCGTTTGCGCATGTACGAGATAGCGATGGAGTATTTCCCGAAAAACGCACTTGGAACGCTTACAGGGGATGGAAAAGTTCGGGGAACCGTTCGGCGCGGCTCTAATCCGGTTCGTGGCGGCAGACCTGCAACAGTCGTAGCACAGCATCAGCTCGATTTGTTCGATTTTGCGCAGGAACATGGCATGCTGATGCTCGTTGACGATGACAAAACATCTACGTTTTATGCGCCTGTTGCAAGGGTTGTTTGCGGAGGCTAAATAATCATGGCTATCATCTACAAGTACGCAGTCGACGGAGAGACATGGAGCACGGACGCGAACGGGACTACAACCTTGACGCGCGAGCTGGTGTTTGAGCTTACAGGCGCGGACTATGGCAAGCTGGAAAGACTGTACAAGAGCGCGTCTGCTCCTCAAATCCCTGTAAAAGGCGCGGCGCATCCTAACAACGCGCTTTTTAAGGCGACTGGGGAAAAGTCTGTGCGTAAAGAGGCAGACGGCAAGAACGCTGTTGTTACTGTCAAGTATTCTTGCGATGATAGTGTAGAGGATACAAACGGGGAAAAGAAGCCTTGGGAACTCGGTTTCTCCTCCCTGTCAACATCGGTTGAAGTCATTGCAAAGCCTATGTTGCGTGATGTTACGGGAGCGCCAGTTGAATCCACATCCGGAACGGGAATTGAGGTAGTGCATGACGAAAGGCACGTTATCTTGCGCGCAACCTATGCGGTACAGCGGTTTGACGCGGGCTGGGTTGAAAACTACAGCGGAACAGTCAACGAAAAAGAAATGCGCTTTGGTAAAAAGTTTAACCTCCGCGCTGGCATGTGGCGGATTCGGGACATTTCAGGCACGAACGTAAAAACCACGGATGACAAAGGCAAGGAAAAGTGGAACTACTACAACGTATCAATTGAACTTGAGGGTGTTCCGTGGGTCGACGTGAACTATGAGGACTACGAAAAGTTTTATAAATACGAATCTGGGGACTGGGTTGAACTGGGGAGGGGACAGCTCAGCGGTTTTGCTATTGCTGTAGCCAATCGCTCGACGCGGATGGTTGTTGGCAGTGGCAAGAAAAAGCAGACAGTGCGTATACACCAGTGCAAAAAGACGAATTCAGAGCCTTTTTTCGGCTCCTACGAAGAGTGCTTTAAGGTCGCCTCCAATCAGACAGGCATTGAAGAGGTTTCGGAGCCTATTTGGCTTAAAATGGATGGTACACCGGAACTTCCGGACGCGGACGGTAAAGTTATCCATAACTGGCTATGTTACAAGGATTTTGTATCTAAGGACTGGTCGCCGCTGTCGTTTCCAGAAGAGTAAAAAAGTGAGGTAAGAACATCATGGCAGACATACAGGTATACAAGCGCACGCCTGAGCGCGACGCGATTCTAACCGCAGTCCCGCGCCGCTCGCACGTACCCACGAAGCAGACAGTGCAGAATGTGAGCACGAGGAGGGAGGAAGAGGAAGGCGGGTATACTGGACCTTTTGAAATTTACTGCGAGGTGGTTGAGGACCCGGACGGGAATGAATCTAAAAATCAATATTTTATTGGCGTTCGGTGGCGGGATCAGAAACACAGTTCTACACCTCTTGCCGGAATGATTTTTATTTTGCAAAATGGAACTGTTCCAAACTACAAATATATTGAATGCGAAGAAAACCTTTATAAGGCTGAATCTGATGTTTATGTTTTTTTGGATGTTTCCAACGAAAAAATTATTTATCAGCGCGGCGATGCTGACAAAGTAGGTTTTTTCTGGGTGTATTTAGGGGCTTTTAAATGGGCATCTAAGACAATAGAACAGCCGCTTTTATTGGAACGTTTTATGTACATATCAAGAGATTCTGAATATCCAATTTTTCGATATAATGACGGAATGGTTCATATAGACAAATTAACAATTAATATAAACGGGATTGCCCTAGATTTTCCGGCGTTTGACGGAGATTTACCGGAGGCAAAAAAATATAAATACTACTATGCAAGGCTTACTTTAACAACAAAAAACAACGGATATTCGCCAATTTGGAATGAAGAAGAGCGGGAGGAAATGCGCGAGCAGATCAAAGAATATGAATCTACAATATTAGACCTGAAAGAGGATATGAAAGAAGATCTTAGTGATGCGGATAACTATCTTGCGGAGGCTAATTCAAACAAAAAAGCCCGTGGTGCTGTGACTGATACATATGCAACGAATGTTTCAACCGAAAACACGAAGTATCGCAACCAAATTAATAGCTTATACTCGGAAATGGAGGCGCTGGATACTTCGTCTGAAAATTATGAATCTCAAAAAAAAGAGGTTGAGAAAAAAATAAATGATGAAGAAGAACGTCACAAAAAACGATTGCAAGAGTTGTGGAGTAAGTATAACTCCGACTACAATAGTTATACCACAAAGATAACCACAGCTATGAGAAACTATCATAAGTCAATGGAGAAAGTTGGAAGCTATAACAGCAGGATAAATGCGGCTCAACTAAATAAGGATAAAGTTGAAATTAAATTATATGGGGTCGCTGTAGAATCGGTCGCTAAGATGGATATAATATCTTCCTATTATCAACATGGCTCAAATGATATGTATTGTTACGTTTTGTTGGGTATTATCTATGGGAGGGATATGAGTAATGACCCACGCCGCTACGAGATGTCTTCTTGGAACTGCGAGTTGTATCGAGTGAAAGGTGTTACCCATTTTTGGATTGGTAGTTCTTGCGTTATATCAGGAGATGAGCGATGAGCGAATATTATCTTCCTGCAAATCAAATACTTAAACCTTTACAGGTTGGGAAATATGGAGCATTAGACAGATATAGAGATTATTACTATTCTTACTGGTTGAGCACAGCGCTTTGTCATGTTTACGAAGAAATTGTAGATATCCCACTCCTTTATGCATTTCCATTGGAATGGAAAAATGGAGCTCCAAACTATGATGATTTTGTAATGCAATCTACAATTAAAGAACGCGTTTGGGTTTGGTATGTTGATTCTGTGGCTGGCGGTAAAGATATGAGTGGCGACGGAAGTAAGGAAAATCCGTTTAGAAGCATTAATTCTGTATTAAATATACTTGCCTATTTAAACTATTACAACCTTTGTAATAATAAATGTTTTATGATAAAGGTTAAGGGTGTTGTTGATTATGATATTGAAAATAAAGAATGTCAATGCGTTGCTGGATCGGGAGCTGTTTGTTTCGTTGAAGGCAATTACACAAAACACGTCTCTAGAAATAATGGTAGTCCCTATTTAAGAGCCAGCGCGCATTCTGTTTGGTATACAAGAATTTTGCTTAGAGGCTGGACGGATGAACAAAGAGTAAAAATTACTGGTTCGGTAGCTTTGAGCGGATGTACATTTATTGGGTGCGATTTCGAAATCCCTGAAAAAGGCTCTATTTCTGCTGGGCATGACGTGTTTGTAGACTGCTCGTTTCTGTCTAAAGAAAAAGAAGAAATTTGTTTTGATGCTGGAGTAGGAGGGTACTATAGATTATTTGTTGAGTATGATTCTTCATCCTATGTAGATAATGCTTTCAATGCTAAGCTTTTTAGATGTAGAATTTATTTTAATGAATCTGTTGCAAGACTTAGAGGGGCTTTGTTTGTTGAATGTGATGTATTATGTAACCCATATGGGCATTATAATGATTATTATCCTGCATTATTCTATAAAGGTAGAATTCATCTGGTTGATAATAAAGAAAAAGACGAGGAACAAAGCGTATATTTGAAGAACATTATTTTTGTTGGGGTTGAAACAATTTTTGAAGGCAGTTTTATTTTGGAATGTTGTAGTTTTTTAAATATGAATATTTCAAAAATATCGGGTCGAATATATGGTGCAAATTTTCTCAATACTATCATCGATGTATTGGATGCAGAAGATGGTTTTACTCTTTATGTTGGTTCTGCCCTTGGCACTGATATTTGGGGGCTTTTTTATGATTCTAAAATAAAACTATTAAAAAGCAAAAGCCAAGTTCACCTTTCCGGGAATAATAATGTTTGGCTTTATGAAATGAATGGAACGTGGAATTGGGATATCAGTCTTTCTATAAAAGATCTTCCGTTCATTTTTGAATACAAAAATGAAAAAAAGAATCTTTTAGGTCTGCTTGATTTTTATCTTGAAAATGTTGAAGTTGTCGGCGAATTGTACCGCACAACTTGGACGACAATTACAACTATAACCTATGGATTGAGTATTCTTTTTTCGTTTTCTTGTTTTGTTAACAACGTGCTATTTAAGAAAGTTAGTGGGGTAGCTTATATTAGTAATGCTATAAATACAAATATTGAAAATGTAAAAATAGAAGAAGTTGAAGATGTTTACAATGCAACCCATACTCTTTTTAGGTTCTTTGGTTATGTGGAAAATGTTAATATAAAGCTTAATGGGGTGATTAAGGTGTATAACGTAAGAATTGCTATTTCTATTATGGGAGGCCAGAGCCATGTGATAAAAAACATAAGTATTAGAGGAATTGTTATTGATTCTTCCAATGTATCAGTTGAAGCCGCTGGATATTATACTAAGCCTGAACGGGATTGTGTTTTTGAAAATATAAATCTTGATTGCAAAATAAAATCAACATTTTGGAATGAATATTCGAATTTAGATAAAGGAAGAGTAAGCAAGATATCATATTCTTTGTTGCCCGGCATATATAGTGGTTTTCCAGCGGTAAATATTTACAGCGAAGAAGAGTTGTCTAGGTGGCTTAATCTTGCAAGGAATATTAAAATTGATGTAACAGCTGAGAAACATGTAAATTCTGAAGAATGTGCTGGTTCGTCGTCTTCTGCCGGTTATTACTCTTTTTTGAATGGATTTGAATATACATACGAAGGCAAACGGTATCTTTATGGAGATGGAAATGTTGCTCTCTGTAGACAAATTAGGTCGCATTACTATGAGTGGCTAGATATGAGTTATGGCGAATACTTTGAGCGATTTTATGGAACATAAGGAGGTTTTATGTTTAACCAAGAAAAATGCCCTGTCTGCTCAGCGCGCAGGGAGCGCGCTGAAATGATGTGGCGAAACATGAACGATATTTCGGCTTTTGTGCAACGGAGCAACGGGACATTGACGCAAGATTCTTGCGTTTTGTGCGTGGAAAAACATGTCTCAGACGCGAGAACGGCAATGCGCAAAACGCGGGAAGAAACGGATGAAACGAAACGCGAAATCTTGCGACTTGACGTAATCGGTAACTTGCGAGAGGCGACGGATGAAGCGACGGCATTTCCGGAATTGCATGACTTTTTAGCTGTTTCGGAGCGCGATTACAGGTACAACGGCAACGCACCGGATTGGGTTAAAGTTGCAGAGCTGATTGTCGCGGCTAAACGGGCGCAAGAAACGCAAGAAGACGCGCGGGCGGTGATTGTATGATACGCAAGGATCTCAACGTTACAACGCCTGTAAAAACGCAAAAAACGGCAAGCCTGAAAACGACAGAAGTTGAGATTTGCGCGGAATGCGGACAGCCAGTTGTTGACTACACTAAACAGCTACACGGGATTGACGCGGAATGGCGCGGCTATCGGCGAATGTCGGGGCGTTTCGGGGAGGGGGATTTTGACTTGATACGCGATGTCGTGCGAGAAAACAACCTTGTCCGGAACGACGCGACGGCGGGCATGTTGCATGGTGTGGAAATGCACATTGCCAATGCCTTGACGTTGCTTAAAGAGCTTGCGAGTGCAACGAGCGCGACGGCAATAGAGGCGAGAACAGAATTGCAGTCAGACGCGAGAATCAAGGGGGAAAAGAACCTTATCAAGATACTTTATCACCTGCAATTTGCCACGGATTGCGCGAGCGGATTTCCGGCGCTTCATGCGTTTTTGCTGAAAGCGGAACGTGTGTTTGAAGCGGAGGGTGTGTTTCCGGATTTGGGGAAATTTACGGCATTGCTGAAAGAGGCTCGTTCTGCCCTCACTGGTTGACAAGTTTCCCCTGTTTTGAAGCGACTAGTCAATCATAAAACCATACCGGAAAGGGCTTGAAAATGTCGGTTACGTTGATATACGTTGATGTTAACACGGGGGATTGCTACAGCGAGAGCGGCGGGCAGTTTGTGAACAGCAATCGCCTTGTCAGTTACCTTGATTCGCACGAAACCTACGAACTGCACTACGTGACGAACGGGGGAGCGGCTGGCGAGCCTGACACGTGGGATAAGTACACGGGATTTGCGGGAAGCTCGGTTGCGTCCCTGTTTGGCATTGACAATAACGTAATCCATCAGTTTGAGGCTAAGCTTGCGGCGAATGGCGCGATTGCAAAGGGTGACAGCGTAACGAGTATTACAGCCACCCTTGCGGCTGAAGAAATGCTTGTCCCGAAAACGGGCTTTCTGCTCCTCCGGAATGGCGCGGGAGAAGAACAAACTTTTGCGTATACAGCACGCACGAAAGGCACTGGAACTTACACCTTTACGATTACAGCGACGGCGGCAACTTACGCATTCGCGGCAGGTGATACGGTTGGCGTGCCTGAAGCCCTGATGGTCAAGGCAGAGGGAGTGTACGACGAAGAGGATAACGCGCTGAACTGGGTCGATGATACGCGCAAGGATGAGGGTATTTTTACTGTCCATTTTTGGATGATGAGCGACAAGGTAATGTCCTTTTTCGACTTTGAGACAACGGAGGAAATGGACGTTCGTTTTGAGCACGCGATTGCCATTTCCGGCGAGGTTGTCAAGCGAGTCCAGCAGGAAATGTACATCAAAAAACCTCTGCTGTTTAAAAATCCCTCTGCAAGCGTGCCTAACGTCAACGCGCAGGGAATCGCAAGTCAATCGTGGGTGCTGTCACTTTTGCGCGATACCACAGAGGTTGAATACTCTGTCAATGGCACATCAGGCTGGCACGCGGAAGCCACGGAAGACGATGAGTATTACCATGAGCGCCCTAAAACGCTTGGCGGCGAGTGGGGAGCGGCGAAAAAGAGGTATCGCGGCGCTGCTGGACAGATTAAAAGCGTGACTGCTGTCACAGGCGAGGCGGGGACGGAAGCGAGCGTTGAAAACACCGGAAGCAGTTCTGAAGCTGAACTGAAATTCACGATTCCGAAGGGCGCGAAAGGCGATACAGGCGCGGCGGCGGGATTCGGAACTCCGACTGCGACGGCGACGGCGGGAGCGGCTGGGGGAAATCCTTCGGTTGAAGTGACGGCAAGTGGGGACAATACGTCAAAAATTTTCAACTTTGCTTTTGGAATTCCGGCTGGACCTCAGGGGACGGCGGCAGGGTTCGGAACTCCTACTGCCACGGTGGAAACTCTTGACGCTGAAAGCGACGCGGAAGTTGCGATTGCGGCGAGTGGGGAAAACAGCGCTAAAGTGTTTGCTTTTACGTTCAAAATTCCACGCGGCAAGACTGGTTTTATGGATGAGGCGGCGGCTCTTGATACGAGCGCGGCGGGGTACGTAAAAGGCAGTATTGTGACGTTCGGAACGCCTGTTGAGACGTATCAGGTTATTACAGCAACCACGCAGGGGGAAACTCCGGCAAACGCTCCGGCAAAATTTATCAAACTCGCAGCGGCGGGAGGCACGGGCTCAAAAGGCGAGCAGGGAAACACAGGCGCGGCGGCTGGATTTGGTACACCTACAGCCACGGCGACAGCGCTTGATTATGGCAAGGCTCCGACTGCGGCGGTCACCGCATCAGGCACGAACACGGAAAAAGTCTTTGCATTTGCTTTTGGCATACCTAAGGGCAAGGATGGAACCAACGGCACGAACGGGACAAACGGTACAAACGGCGTGACTTTTACGCCATCAGTGAGCGCGGACGGCGTGCTTACGTGGACTAACGATGGTGGCAAGCCTAACCCGTCGGCGGTGAGTATCAAAGGCGAGGCGGGAAGCGGCGTTAATCCTAAGGGAGTGTACGACGCGGCGACTACTTACGCTAAATTTGACATGGTACGTGGAAACGGCGGGCAGTGGGTCAGCAAGGTTGATAATAACAAGGGCAACGCGCTTCCGACGCTCCCCACAGAGCAGAACGACTACTGGTATTTGGGCTCAAAAGATGGGACGAACGGAACCAATGGAACCAATGGTGCGAACGGCACTACTTACACTCCGGCGGTAAGCGCATCGGGCGACTTGTCATGGACGAACGATGGCGGCAAAAGCAACCCGGCAACGGTCAATCTCAAGGGAGCGCAGGGTGAATCGGCGTATGATGTTTGGAAAGCGCAAGACGGCAACTCCGGCAAGTCCGAACAGGCGTTTTTAGAGGATTTGCGCGGCAAGGCGTTCCGGCACTCGTTTACCTCTGCGGACGTTACATCAGGCACGCTTACAATCGCGGAAACGGGGATCCCTGTATCAATCAGCGACAATACAGGCGTGACATATCCCTTGCAGTTTGGCACGGCGACAATCGCGGCAGACGGCGGCTCTGTTGCCATTGACATGGCTTCAAACGTCGCGGCAATCGGTAAGGCTATAACTGGCACATGGTACGTCAATTTTGCGGCTGGTGCGTCTGCTGGCAGTAGTGGCGATACGTGGCAGTATGGCATCGACTATGACACGTCAATCGCGACGGCGGCGAGTGCGTGCAAGCGGATTCAGGCTGTCAATGGGTCGATTTATACAGAGGTCTCATCCTTTTCGCAAATGCCAGCGCATAACCTGCGACGTTGCGTGATGAGCAATCTTGCGACGCGGACAATCGCCTATTATTTGCATCCCTCAAATTCAAATTTGAAAGAGGATGGCACGGACGCGACGCTTACAGGCGCGGACGGGGATGTTATGGTTGAGATACCTATCACGCATTGGCGCGTTGATACTTACACAGACGCAAGCGCGCATGTGCACTACAGGTACCTTGTATCTGACAAGCCGTTCCCCGGCTCCTCGATTCACCCCTTCTTCTACGTCTCTCCGGACGGCGCGACGGCACGCGTGCAGTACGTGGGAGCGTTCCGGAGCGTGCTTTGCGGCTCGGATGGTACACCTACAGCAACTACAGGCTTGACGGAAGCGGCGGCTTACGCGAGCGGCAACAAGTTCCGGTCCCTGCCTCAATACAAACCACATTCGGGCGCAACTCTTGCACAATATCGCGCTGGACACGTTGCGAATGGAGGGACAAACGTAAACTGCCTGTTTGGCATGTGGGCTATGCTGATGATGGCGATTGACGCGGGCAGTTTTGATACGCAGACGCTGTCGCCCGGCTTTACCAATTTGACAGCGTTCTCGTATTCAGCACTTCGGGATACTGGGCGCACTCGGTCGTTTGGCAACGCAACAGGGAGCTGTCTTGCTGATACAGCAGGGACGGACGCGGATATTACAACATGGTTTTCCGGTACAACTGATGACAAAAAAGTGGTCCAATGGTCATGGCGTGGGATTGAGGACCCCTTCGGGGCATTGGCATACTTTGAGGATGGTTTCCAGAAACATCCCTCCGGGTATTGGTTTACGCAGTCTACAAGCAAGTATAGCGAGTTCGACGCTATTCTCGCCGCGGGCGAAACTTCGGGTGTTTTCCCGCCCTCCGGCTACACTGGAAACGCGCTCAACTGGGTCTATCAGGTATTCCCGAATTCCGGCGGTTTTATCAAGACTTTTGACAAAAAAACCTTCTTGCCTCTAACCATAGGAGGGGCGAGTACAACTTACCTTTGCGACAGGATATACAACGATGGCGAAACGGGCGCAAGGGTGATTTATCGAGGCGGTCAGCAGTCGGCGACAAACTCGGCGGGAATGGGTTGCGTGTACCTACTTGGCGAGCGTACAGTTGCTCTGAAATACGCTGGCGGTCGGCTTGCATGCTGAAAAAAAAGAACAACAGATAAAAAACAAGGAGTGATAAAGCATGATTGAGACAATCGAGGCACTTCCGGCGGGGTTTCATCCGGAGTTTTTCCGCGAAACGGAATCTGATACAGCGCCGGAAATCCGGCGCGAGGGCATGACAGTTTATTTTCCGGCATTTGTAAGGGCTACAACGCACGAAAGCGATGAAGACGGTACAACTACTACATACCGCTATTTTGACGTTTCTGTCCCCTTTACAGGGCAGGATTTGACGGATGAAGATGAGTTCGCATTTGCTAATTACGCGCCAATTCGCAAGTTTTTTTATGGTACGCAGGAAATGCAAGCGGAACTGCGTGACGACTTTGTGTGGGAGGCGCACAGACAGGCAGTCCGAAGCGCGTTTCCAAAGGCGGCGGGGGCTGTAAATGAGCTTGCACAGCGATTTAAGGCAATCAAGGCGACGTTCTGGGCGGCAGTTGATGAAGTGTGCTCGAAAGTGGGCAAGACGCGCGTGGATTTGCCTGTTTCCGGCGGTTTTAACGCGGAACAGATGGTCGCTTTTGCCACTGAGAACGGCATGAGCGCGGCGGACATTGCATCGTATACAAGCGAGTTTGCAATTATCAGCTTGAATCTACTGCAAAACAACCGGAATTGGGATGAACTCTTTGTGGACATTCCGGATCCGGCGGCGACTGAAACAGAGACTACAAACACCACAGCAGAAAACGGGGAGGAATAAGCACTATGCCTTTTACGGAAAAGTTTTACACTGACGCGGAAATGACACAAACGCCTCCGGCTGGGACGCGGGTTATTTTTCAGGGTTACTCGGACGGCACGGCGAGCGGTGACAAAGTCTTGCGCTACAAAGACGAAAATGGAGAATTCGGCACGGTTTCGGCAAGCGGTTCGGGCGGTGGAAGTACACCTGAGCAGGAAATGGCGATTACGTGGGGCGTGCTTGCGTCTGTAACAGATACTGCGACTTTTACAGGCACGGCGCAAGCGCTGAACTCGGACGGTACGCTTGGCTTGCCGGGCGCGGTGACATACGACTTTACAAAACCGGAGGCGTGACGGTATGAGTTATCTGTACATCAGAAAGCAGGATCCGACGGCAGGGATGAAGGGCATTATGTGCGGCGGGGTGTTTTTGCCGATTGAAGATTACGATGCGGGAGCGGCAACACCGGCGGAGCAAATACCGACAAGCGGCATGGTTTTCTATCTCCCCTGCGACAGCTCGGACTATACCACGGCGCAGACGGGGCAGTCGTTGACGAAAACCGGGACGGTGACCGCAAAGACGGTCGACGGCATACCGTGCCTTGAAATAAAGTCCGGTTCGTATCTGAGCGGCACGCTTGACGGGTTTTCCGGGGATGTATCTATGGCTATGTCTTTTTGGTTTAAGCGGCTCAACAGTAACTCAAGCGCGTATATTACAGCAGGGCGCGGCAATTACAGCCTGAGTGGAGGTGATGAAATCTGGGCAAGTGTGGAATCGGACCATATTGAGACGGCATGCGGGAGCTCCAACAGTGATGCAAGACGCGCGGGAATCCTGTATTCCGAGATTGGAACTGGCTGGCATCACGGCTATTTCAGCTATGACGCGACAAGCAAGAAGTTTAAGACAGTTCTTGACGGGAACACGGACTACGCGGCGTATTCAGCGGAGCGGTCATACAGTTTCCAGAGCGGGCTTAATTTTTGCATCAACTCGCTGGCGCGAGCCACTTATGCTATTAGAGGCAACGCGAACTATTCGCGAATCCGCATTTTCAACCGAGCGCTTACCGACACGGAAATACAGGCGCTGGCGCGGGAATTCGTGTTTAATAAAGTACCGTCCGTGGGGCGCAAGGGAATTATGATACCGACGGGGCAGAGCATGACCGTAGAGCATAACCCTGCAAAATCGCTGTTTATCCCTCTTCAAACAGCCAACGGAACGCCTCAAGCCGGGCAGAAAGGGATTATTGTGCGGAGCACGGCGGCGGGAGTAGGTAACCTGTTTATCGCGGTAAAAGAACCGCCCGCACTTCCGGAAGATGGGCTTGTATTTTACGCGCCGCTGGAGGAAGAGGCAAGCTCGGCAGATACTGGGCAGGCGTTGACCGTGGCGAATGGAACTCCAGTTTATACAACCTATAAAGGCGTCCCATGTGCAAAAATGGAGGCTACTAGGATTGATTTTCCAACTACCGGGTTCCCTACTACAACGTTCACTATTTCAGCGTGGTATTACAAAGTTTCGGGGAGCGGCTATCGGTCGTTTTTCGGGTGGGGATATGATTCGCCGTATAAGGCGTGTGTTTTGCAAGACCATGACGGAAAACTGGCGGTTGAACGGGCGAACGGACGAGAAGACACGACGTTCACGCTTTCTGGCTGGGTTTGCTGTACCATGACTTACAATAATGGGACGTGCAACATTTACGCAAACGGGGAGCTTGTAAAGACATTCACAATGACGCTTTATTTAAGCTCGACAAACAACAATGGGACCATTGGCGGCTGGATTGCTAATACATATTCCGAAGGCTCTTGCAACGCTTATATTGCCGCGTGCCGAATTTACAACCGGGCGATATCGGCATCGGAAATCACCGCCCTTGCGAACGAGTTCACACCGGAGGCATAAAAACCATGAACTTTTATAAACCTATTTTGAAACTGACGGCAGAGTACGAGAAGCGAACGGACTGGCTTTTTAAGCTGGCGTGGGAATACATCCCTATCATCAAGATTACAGGCAAAGAAGGGAAGAAACAAGCGGCATATCGAGCGGTTTCGGACGCTATAGAGCTCGCGCCGGATGACAATGTTGCGGTGCTTTTTGGCTCGTACATCCACGAGCTGTACCACGCTTACCAGAGGCGCAAATTGACACTGCCTGTTTACCTGCTCGCGCTCGGATTGGCGCGTCCCTTGCTGGAAAAACGCGCAAAAGAAGAAGAGCTGAAAGCGGTTGAGTGGGCGGGGGTGTATCACATCGAGCAGTGGCGAAAAGACGCGGAAGAACGGCTTAAAAACCGCTAAAAACAGGGGAAGGAGAATAAGCACGATGAGTGAACATTGTCACCATAACCCGAAAATCGAGGTTATCGAGCGGACGGCGCACGGGGATATTTTCCGACTGCTGAAGCCTCTTCCGTTCAATTTTAAGGGTAAGCGTTTTACCGTCCCGCGTGGTTTTTTGAGTGACGGCATGAGCGTTCCGGCGTTTTTATGGGCGATTGTATCGCCTCGTATTGACCCTAGAACGCTATGCGGCGCGATTGCCCACGATTATATCTACAGGGAGCAACCGCAGGGCTGGACACGGAAAGACGCGGACAAGATGTTGTACGAGATTATCCGTGCAGACGGGCTAAGCTGGATACGCTCTCAACGCGTCTACTGGGGCGTTCGGATGTTCGGCGGCGTGGCATGGCGGGAGAATCGCAAGGCGATTATCAGAGAGTACCTTTACCGCTTTTTGAGCTCTAAAGAACGCGCGAGGTTGACAAGTTTTGCTACTGGTGTAAGGCGCGATGTCCACGCGGGACGGCGCAAACACACAAAGCAAAAATTTTAAAGTTGAGAGACAGAGGGCGAGTTTATGACACAGGAATGGGCGATTGCATTGCTCGGTATTACGCTGAGCGCGATGACTGCAATCTTGGCTTGGATGGCTGGCACGATTTCAGGCATTCGACGCGATTTGCAGAAGTTTGTGCAAAAAGAGGATTGCAACAGGGCAATGGATACACATTGCGTGGAGATTCGAACGATTACGGAGGAAATTCGGAACGTTTGGAAGGATATCCGGAAGAACGACACGCGCATTGCACACCTCGAAAACATCACTGGCTATGTGCCTAACGCGCACCATGTCAATCATCCTTGAGAACTAAACAAAAGTCGGCAAAACAAGATAAAAAACAGGATTTAGGGAGACTAAAAAAATGAAGCTGAAAAACATCACGAAAATGGCAATTGCGGGCGCGTTTTGCGCTGTGATTCTGACAGGCTGCGAGCTCTTCAACGCGGACAAAAAAGCGGAAATCCGGGACAAGGCGCACGCGGCAATCATTGAGTTTTTGGAGACAAAGGGACAGGATAAAGCGCTTGAATACATCGACAAGCTCGTTGCGGAAGGCAAGCTCGGTGCGGCAAATGCGGAAAAAATCAAAGCGGCAATTCCGCTCGGAATCGACAAAGTCAAAGAGGTTATGAACAGCGGCAATGCTGATTCCGGCGCGACAGACGCGGGAGCAGATACGAAAACCACGCAGGAACAGGGCAAGTAATATCATGGCACTGTACCTCAGAAAAACGCCTGTTGAGGCAATACAGGTAACACGCAAAAACGCGGACAAAGTGCGGGATTTTGTGGGGAAACACGGGCAGTATTTCCCCTCTCAACTCGCCTTGCGTGTTGTAACTCCGGACGGGCTTACATTGGCAAGCGACGGAGAATATATCGTCAAGGATGGCGATGACTTTTTTGTTGTTCCAGCAGAACAGTTTGAGGCAAAATACAAGAAAGCGGGAGACTGATAAAACATGAAGAAAAGCGGAATTGTTGCCGCCGCTGTTGCGGCTGTCGGACTGGTTGCGTTTGCGACTGGATGTTATTCAACTGTAACACATTACGACGAAAACGGAAAAGTTATCAAGGTTGAAGAAGCAACCAATTTTTCGCGCGTGATGGATGGTACAAACTCCAAAAGTCAACTTATGCTTGTCAATGGCTTTTACGCGGGATTTGAGGCAAGCGCGACTGCTGGCGAGAATTGCACTCCGGGCGTGATTACCAAGTTCGCAAATGGCAAAATTGCGGTTGTCAACATCAAAGACAAGGCGAATTTCACGGGCGCGGACGCGGTGATCAAGACGTTTTTTGCGGGAGGGGTTGAAGTCGGACCTACTGGCGTAAAAACTCAAGAAAATTCCGGAACCAGTGCAGAAAAAACAGTTGAACAGGGGAATAAGTGATAAACTATGGCGTGTTCGGGGAACTGCTCTAAATGTCCTTTCCCGTGCGGGGGAGCGTCAAAGCTCTTTGAGCGCGCCAAAACAACAATTACAGGCGAAAACAAAGCGTCTGAGCACGGGGATAAAACAGTCAAGGGGGGAATCAAAATGAGTGAAGCGGTCGGGGGATGCCACGCAGGGAATGAAGAGAAAATCGGTCGCCTTGATGAGCGGAACAATGCGAACGCGGAGCGCGGCAAAACGTGCCTCACGTGCTTTGTGGTTGGCGCTCTTGTAGTGGCTGGCTCTCTTTGGTACATCAATGGCAAGATTGACGCTCTCAAGGTAGAAATTGCGACTGGAATAACCAAAGTCCAGACGGAATCCAGCATCAAACTACAACACCTCGAAAAGCGTGTGGAAGAGCTGAAGCGCGAATGCGAACAGGCAAAACGCGACTACACCTCCGCGCGCGTCTATGTCTCAAGGCACAAAGAGTAACTGTTACACAGCTGTTACGTAACAATAACGTAACTGTAACACATGCCTCTTGAACTCAAAAAACAGCGTTTTAGGCGCGTTCTGAAAGTCTGAAATTTCAACTTTTCAGGGCGCGCCTTTATCTTTATGCAGTCACTTCAAAAAGTCAAAAAAAAGAACAGGGAGGATTGCAAAAATGGCAACGCTGAATGACGTGGCAAAAATGGTTACAATGCTTTTTCCGGACGCGATTCCGGGGGAAGATTTTAAGCTTGAAGTCAGGGGAGACGGGGATCTGAAAGTTCCGGCGTTTTCATACTGGAACACCGCGAAACTAGGTATAAAACACTCGATTCCGGAACTCCACGAAGTCTACATGCGCTTTATTGGTGAAATCAATCGTGTAAACCCGACGGAGCCGCTCGGCGACCCACTTCCGGAGCTGACGGAGCGACGGGAAAAAGTGTTGCGTATGAGGCAGGAACGGGCGAAATTGAGCGCGGTTCCTGAGGTTGTAGACGGCGTTGTATTGACTAAGGTTATACGATAAAAAACACTCAAACGGGGAGGGGATTTTTTATGGCTGAATCGGTTACTGGAACATCTGAAAACGGGGAATTTTACAGCGTGCGGAACGCGGCAGAGCTGTTAGGTTTGAAGAGTATCAGCTACACGCGGCGGCGCTTAGGCACGCCGGACGCGGTAGAAAAGCAGAAAAGTGGCGTTCGGTTTTTGTACACCTTGCAGCACATCGAAAAGCTGAAATTTACGCTCAAAAGAGAGCGAAAAGAGCGCGAATCAGAGCGCGGAAAGATTGCTTGCTATCATTGTCGGCGGCGGTGTGACAAGTGCGCTCTGCGGTCAGGGATTTGCCCTGATTGCCAAGCTAAAAAGCTGGTCAAAAATTTTGCTTGCCACGGAGACTGTACCAAGTGCGCGCCTGACTGTCACCTTTTGCGCGTGCTTGACAGGGCGTTACATGAGTATGGATGCGCTGTTGCAGGTGCGATTTAAAACAGAAAAGCCGCCCTTTTTAGGGGGCGGCAATGCCTCTTTTTTGAGAACTTAGCAGTCGCAACAGCCTTTCGGCAAGGGGCATTTTTAGTTTCAATACATAGCAGGATTTCTCCGGCTAACAGCTTTAATTTAGCGCGGCTTCAAACTTTTTCAAGTCTTCCGTGGAGCTTTTTTCAATTTTTTTTATCAGCTCTTTTTTCGTGGCTTCTTTCTCTGCTTTTTCCTGCGGAGATTCGACAAAAAAGCCATTGCGCTGGACAGCGATTGCCGCCTCCGCGATGTTTAACGCAAGCTCCTTTCGTGCCTGCGGGATAATCAAGCGTCCGTTTTTGTACGCTGTAAAGGTGGAGTATTTAACTCCCAGCGCCTTGCAAAAAGCCTCAGAGGTCAAGCCCGATGCCTCGAAAATATCCTCAAAGGAGAGCTTTTCAAGAAGCTGTTGGCGGTAGTAGAAAAACTGCAAGTTGCCAATTACGTGCATACCTGCAAGGGTATAGATATGCGTGTACGCAGTCTCAGCGAACGGCGAGCTGTCTTCCGTAAACGCAATTTTATACAGCTTTGGTTCTTTCATTTTTAAATTTTTACTCCAGTTTTAAACCGCGCCTTCCGTTTTTTGTGAAAGGCGCGGTGTTCTTTTTGATTTTATGCGTCGTATTCTTCGAAGACAGGTCCTTCGTCGACAACCTGCGCTTCCGCGGGCATGCAATCTTGCCAGTCTTCATAAAAACCGGAATCTCCAATTTGGATTGCATTATCGCAATCCTCGATTCCGTCCATGCAACCGCGCCAGCGGCGCACGATTGAGTTTGATACATCATCATCGTCGATGATGTATATATCTGCCTGACTGTAGCAGGCGTTCGCATCTGCGACCTCTTTTGCGTGGAAGAGGTCGCCGGATTCGATATTGGTTTTGATTCCGTTGCAGTAAATGTATATTTTATTCCCCCTTTCTCATGTTGATAATGAGGCGGAGAGATTCTGCCTCTCCAAGGTCTGAGGCAACAAAACCAACGTTTGGGGTGCCATTGCAAACTTCTTTATCGAAGAAGTTCACGCCTTCGATTTCTTCGACCCCCTCGCTGAAGTCGTCGACCTCATGCAGGTCGCCTTCTGCGTCTGTTTCGAACAGGCGCTCTGCGTCCACCGCTGTCTCAGCGGCCTGCTGTCCAGCCTCTTCAGCTTCCTCTACGTCCGCGATTTCGTCCCAGTCGTTGACATAGTACTGCCAGTCGTCAGTATCCTCAAGGTTCGTGTGGTGGGTTAGCGCGCGGTAGGTCTCGTTCGCGGCGCGGTTATAGGCTGCACGTTTTGCTTTTTCAAGTTCTGTCATCATGATTTTTTCTCCTTTCTCTTACTCGCCGCGCTCTGCGGCGAATTCCTTTTCCTGCTCGATAAATCCGCGCAGTTCCGCGCGGACTGTCTCTTCGCTTTCGTACTCTTCGTGGGCGCTTGCGTATGCCCACTGCTCTGTGCCCTCATTGTGGGCATCGAGCCCTTCTGCGGCGTACATTTCTTCTGCTATTTCGAACAGTCTTTCTTCCGTAAACTTCATTTTTTTCTTCTCCTTGCCTTTCGGCGTTGTTTTTTTTGTTTCAGGGTTGCTTTTCCTGCTACAGTGCTTAATATACACCATATTTTATACTTTGCAAGCCAAAATATAAAAATTTTTGCATTTTTCTTGTTTTGAACTCAATTTTTCTTGATTATCTGATAGCGATTATTGATTATTGGCAATTTTGCGGGTAAAAAAAGGCGAAGAGTGTGCGCTTGTCGTGCGATGATAGTAGCATAGAGCCACGCGCTATCACGTCCATGCCTAGCAAGAGGTCAAAGCCAGCATCAGCTCCAGCCTCTGCGACATGTAGGCTAGACAGTGCAAAGCCTCCTTTAAAGCGCACGTCTATGGTATATATAGATACGCGCTCTGTACCATGTACACCAGTGACAAGCGCAGTGTCGATACTTTGCAAGTGCAAGGCGCGCGCTATGTCGCTTGATACCATCGACGATGTCGCGCCTGTGTCAAAGATAGCCTTACAGCTCCTTACAGAGTCCGCGCCTGTCTCCATGCCTTGCGTGGCGTGGGATATGGTGACTGGTACAGCTAACTCACGCGCGAGAGTATCAAAGTATAGGGAGCAAGCAAAAATCTTGTTATCGTCTGTATCGTGATGTTCCATTTTATGGACCTTTCCGGCGTTGGATTATACTAAAAACCCCGCTTTTTGAGGCGGGGGAACAGGAAGGGGAGATAAAACGGTGTAATTTTTCGGTTACGTGGTAGTAGTAGCCGGATTTGCGGCGTTGAGGATGTTGAGAGTTGCAACACCTCCGACGCAAATAATTGTGGCTAGATACACTCGTTCACCGACAAGTCCACTTGCTTCAGCCGCCGCGCTTGAGCCTGAAAAGACAATGGGGAGCACCGTGCCGTTGCAGAGCTGGACCGCCGGGGGAAGGGTGGAAGTTGTAGTTGCCGGGACTGACAGCATGAAAATATCCTGCTGTCTGAGGCGGCAAAGTGTGGAACGAAGCGAGTATATGACGTTGGTTGTCCCTACAATGGGAGCACCGAGCGCATATCTGCAAAAATAACCATGTTTGCAAGCCATTTTTAAATCTCCTTAAATTGCTTGATTTAGGTTGTTCCCGTTCCAGTTTTTGAGGCTGAAACGGGAGGTTTTATGGGTTGTTAGCAACCGGAGTTACAGCCACATCCACCGCAGGAATTTGCGGCGGCGGCACATCCGCTTCCGGCGGCGTACTGCCCGAAGCGCTCAAGGACAAACAACTGCTGCTTTGCCTCTGCAAGTTTGCGTTCGACGTCTGCGGTATACTGTGCCTGAATAAGCGCACGCGTCGCCGCGCCTTCTGCCGCGATTGCGGTTTTGAGCTCGCAATTCTGCATGGCGTTGTTGTAGTTGAGCTGTCCAAACTGCTGGCTGATATTGGCGTTGAGCGACTGAATGCTCTGCTGAGTGTTACAGCAACAGGAGGCAATTGCCGCCTGAATGTCTCTCTGCCCGAGCTGATTCTGATACGCGGAATTGGTAACTGCGTTACTGATTTCGCGCTGTCCGAGCTGGTTCTGATACGCGGCGTTGGTGATTGCCGCGTTGGTGTCAGCAAAGGACTGGAAGAGGTTGGAACGGAGGTCGCTGAGCGTGTTTCTGATGCCATTGACAGTCTGGGAGGTGTAGTTTGCACCTGCCTTGAGCTCTGCGATGTTGGTCGCGTCTGTGATAGCAAGGTCAGCACCGAGCGCGCCAATTCCGGACGTGCAACCGCCGCAATTTCCAGCTCGATTTCCGAATCCTCCGAAGCCGCCGCCCCATCCGCCAAAAGCGAAGAAAAGCAGGATAATCCAAGCCCACCAGCCGCCGCCGAAGCCGCCGCAATCGCCCCAGTTGGAGTTGTTTCTGTTGTTGTTCAAAAGTGCCATTGCCTCCCAGCCGTTAAAGCCCGAATTCCCGGCGGGATTGACGTTGTAAATCGGAACTGCTTCCATGATTTTACCTCGTTTTTTAGTGTGTTTTTTTTGTTTAAAAGTGAGTGTAAACGACGCGAATTCCGGAGCTCCGCGACGATTACAGGGAGGAATATAAAAACTGATTTTAGAAAGTTGAAATATTGGAAAATCGGGGAACGTATGCGGACTTTGAAAACTTGATTTTTTGATAAAATAGAGGGCGTGGATATAGTGCAACAAACAGGAAAAATAAACGCGGGGAAGTCCAAAAATGAGCGAAGAAACTAACATCGTTGAAGCAGAGGAAACGGCGGTTTTGGCGGATACTCCAAAGACGGAGGAACAGACGGTTGAAACACCTGCTCCGACTCCGGAAAATCCGGTTGAAACACCAGCTCCGGCGGTAACTGCTGAAAGCGTCTATTCCGAACGCGTCAAGCTCGAAAATGACGCGTATCAAAGGCATTTTCAGGCGTTGCAAGATGAAATCGCGGAGATACGCAAAAAGTATCCGGACGCGGGCGCTGAAACGGAACCTGAAGACCCGGTGAAGCGACTTTCGGGAGAGGTCAACGACCTGAAAACGGGGCTAGGCGAACTCAAAGAGCTGATGGAAAGACAGCAAGCGCAAGCGGCGAATAACGCGCAAGCGTTGCAGAATCAGGGGGACACGGGAAACACGTATCAACAGCCTGTACAACCCTATTTCCAGCCTGTTTTTCAACAGCCCTATTACACGCCGCCAATGTTTCAAACGTCAACGATAATGCCAGCGCCGCCCTTGCCATTTATACAAACTCCTAGCTTTGCTCCGGCGAATACATTACCGCCAATGCTGAGCAGGGGAGGCGGCAACGGGAATGGCATGAATGGCTTGAATTTTAACTCAAACGGAGGAAAATAAAATGGCAGAAAACGCTAATCAGAAGGGCTTTACCACGATTAAGATTATCGGGGGCGATGATGGAACATCTTACAAGATGGAAATCGTCGAACCTGAAGCAAAAAACGGAAGCAGGATAGACCAAAAGGTTGCAAACTACATTTTGAGCCTCGACAATCAGATGCGGGACCCTAATTTTGTAGGCATGATGCAACAGGCGCGGCAGAACCCACAGGGGCTTATGCAACAGATGTTCCAAAGGTTTATGGGCGGCGGTATGCCTATGGGAGGCATGGGCGGCGGCTTTAATCCTATGAACATGTTTATGGGCGGCGGGCGATGACTTGAACGCCGCGTTTTGAACTCAAAACAAGCAAAAAAGAAAGGCTATCTATCATGGATAAGCAAGCGGAAATGATGAAATCCGGAGAGCGTGAAAACTATCCGGAACGGTACGACAAAGAGGCTTTTATCGAAGAGCTGAAAAAGAGCGAAAATCCGGACAAGATGTCATGGGTCATGCTCTCTTACATCGTGCAGAATATGGCAGATGAAGTCATGCGACGTGGGGAGCGCGGCGAATCCAGTCGCTACTCCGGAGCGCATTACACAGATTCGCGATTCCGGCGCGATTACGGGCGGCATGGATACGATGGGTATGACGACAGGGGCGAGTATTACGACGGCGCGCATATGTACCGCGCGGGCGTTGGAATGCGACGCTACACGCGTTATGCTGGTGATGAGCGTATCTGTGAGGCAAAAGAGCAGATCGGCAAAAAGGTCGGGCATGAGCTTTCAGACGATGAAATCAAGTGCCTGATTGTAACCGAAGCGGCATCGCTTATCAAGAAACTTGCACAATGCGAGGATTACGGAGCTGTGAAGGAATTCACGGAGCTGGAAATGGCGATGAAAGGACTGACAGATAACATCCCTGAAGAGGTCGAATATCAGGCGAAAGTTGACGCAATCTCAACGTATGCGCGCATGTTTGGCGAAAGCGGGGATGAAACGCGGAATCGGGCGTATCGGTCCTATTCCTCCTCTCCAGCGCGGCGTTATGATTATGAAGACCGTGAACGCTTTCACAATGGCGAAAGGGAGGGACGCAGAAGCGAACTTCCGCGCGTTGAGATTGGCGAGTTCGGGCGGCGTGGGCGTTCGCGTGATTCGATGGGACGCTTTAACTGACAGATAAGACAGAATTACCCTCTGTTCAAAAAAAATGAAGATTTTTTCCGTTTTCCCTCTTTGCGGAGGGAAGCGGTTTTTTGTTTGAAAAGTTACATACAGTTTTACATACAAAAGGCACGCTCAAGCGGTGTTTTTAAATGTCCCTCGTTTGGGAATTTGAGTTCAAATTGGTGGAATTTATGGAGCGGGTGAAGGGAGTCGAACCTTTTAAAACCGCTACAAATTTGAACGTTACATACCTTTTTACATACAGCCGAAATCACGAAAAAAGCCCGATTTTGGGCAGTTTTTCGACCTCGTGCGCGGCTGAAACATCGTGACTGTACAAGTCGTTCATAACATCGCTTTTGTGTCCTCCAGCAAGCGATGTAGTGCGTCTGTGTAGCTTGCCTGCGTCGCATCGCGTGAAGAACGACGCGCGGAGGCTGTGGAAACTTGCTTTGCCCTCCTCGTTATCTTTGATTTTGAGCTTTTTTAGAAGTTTTCTGAAGTCCACGCCTGAGGAGTGGGCTGTTTTTGCGTTGTAGTGGCTTAAAAGAGGTTTTTCGGAATCCTCTGGGAAATTGAGCTCTGTGAGAATTTGGAGTAACTCAGGCTGGATACCACATGTGAACCATTGCTTTGATTTAGGGCGTTTCCAGCGTATCAGGCGCTCTTTAAGATTGATTGCGTTGCAAGGTATGGAAAAGGCTGTCGATATGTCCATGCCCGCGAAAAAGCCTAAAGCAGAGGCAACACGCAACGGAAGCCCGGCGGCGCGGTAAATGCGCTTGAACTCCTTTGCTGTAATAGGACGATGAGAAACGACGTTTCTAATCTTGCGTGATACAATGTTTTCGAACGGGGAGCGTGTCAATTTTGCCTTGACAAGCAAGAGCCGGAAAGCCTTGTTTAGCACGCTCCTATTGTTGTTGTAGGACTTGTAATTGCGCCCATTTGTAAAGTTTTGCTCTAGGTAATTTTGCGCCATTTCCGGCGTTACCATATCCATGTATTTTACAGTCATACTTTTTATAAATCGGGCGATAATCCGGCGGCTGGTAACAGGCAATGTTTGGATTTTTTCCAGCTCCTCAATCATGCTTGCAAGAGGTAAGCCGCTCCGGCAATGTTCCCCCTCTTTAGGGAGGGGAAGGACGGTTTTTGGAAGCGGTGTTACAGCTAAATGTGCCTGTGGGAAGAATTCCGGAAAGTCCTTGACTATAACGTGTGTTTGCTTGCGTTTTAGCACAAAAGACATGTATTCCGCGTGCAGTCTGATAGCGTCTACAGGGTCTTTGGTCTTAAGCGTACGGGTCTTAAGTCGCCCGTCAACGTCCCTAAAATAGGCGTAATAGCAACCTTTGATACAGCGTAAAGCCATTACTTTAACCCTCCGTTTCCTGCGCTCGAAATTTGCACGTTTGCGCTTTGGTCGAATGTGTGGTGGACCTCCTGAGGGATGAGGCGACAACCTATTGCAGTAGCACAAAATGCCAGCGCAATTCCAGCCGCCGCCCATACCACGTAAGGAGGCAGATTGATAATCGTTTGATTGCCAATGCAATCACCTTTTAGGGCTTCGAGATGCGTGATACTCCCCCTGTTATCACGCCCGAAGGAGTTATTCATTGTTTCTGTTTTTTCTCCAGCCTGTGTAAGCTAAATTTAACCTTTTCAGCGTCAGAAAACGAATCCTCTTTTAGAATGTCTATGACCTCTGAAAGGATGTTTTCCGAATCTCCGTTTACGATGTGTGTTATACTCCCTATATTGTCCCCTCCGAAAGAGTTTAAATCTCCTTTGCTCGTATTTGTGGAGGCGTTCGCGGTGTTCCCTCGGATAGAAATTTTTGCAAATGGAAAGAGCTTGCAAAACTTGCGGAGAGACAGCTTATCAATAGGCGCAGTCCCTGATATCAGCGCTGATATATAGGATTGTCCTATTCCAGTTTGTCTATGTATCTGCGACTGTGATGTCTGGTTTGCCATCTCTCTAAGCTCACCCACAAAACCTTCGAGGCGTGGGTCTAGAGGCTCTTTTTCCTTTTCTTTCTCCCCTTTTGCCAGTTGCTCTGTCTTTTGGGTGTCGATGTTGACTGTTGTCATCTGTCACCTCCATTTTTTGGTTGGCTAGCGCTAATGTAGCACCCGTTTTATAAAATTTCAACTTTTTTTAAAACATCACTTGAAAATTATCTTTGCAGTGCTAGATTATCGCTACAACGCTAAGAGGTGCGAAAAATGAAAAGTAAGAAAAGGCGGCAAATTGCGCTGGTGGCAACACCAGACGAAATTCGCAAAATTGAACTCATTATGCGCCATTTTCGGCGCAATTCGTACAGTGACACTATGCGTATGCTTATTAGTGCCGCGAGCGAAAAAATTTTAACCAAGTCTAGCGATATAGCGCTAGATGAGGGGTGCTGAAAATGAAAAAAGAATCAGCAGAAATGCCAGTCTTCCAGTCCCTCGAAGAGTTTGACTACTCTTGGGGGCAGGAAATGGCTCTGCGTTGCATAGCGCAGGGCGAGCACATGATAGTCGCCACCATGCGGCTATTTGGCACGTGCTATCCAGAGGGCGTGCGACGTGGCTTTGTGGCTAAGCTACAAGCCTACAGAGCCGCGCAAGCGGCAGGGCTTGAGATTGCCTTACCAAAGGCATAATCGAGCTCAAAAGACAGGTGTTATCCCTTACACCTGAAAAAGAAGGGGTGCTCCTTGTAAGAGGAAAAAGGCGCGAGAAGCGCGTGGCAGTCATGGTGACTGCTTGACCTGACCCGGAACCAACCCCCGGTCGAAACGGAACTGCGATTTTTAAGGTCTTTACGCAGAAAAACGTTGTTTTGTACCAGCTTTCCTCGCTCCGGTTTTTTGCGACTGGAACGCGGAAAATTGGCACAAAATGCGCAAGCAGAAAAAAACTTGCAAAAATACCAAAAAGAGGAGGCGTGATAAAAAATGCGAGATTTTTTGAAATCGCGCTTGCAAAATTCGCCCGGCGGTGTTATTGTAAATGCGTTGGACCTAGAAATCCACGCAAGTAGCGGAAGTCGCTCCGTCAACTCGACAAACGATTCCCGGAAAAATCTTACAGCTCACCCGCTTTGTATTTTTGCGGGCTTGAGGGATTGCATCGGAGTAATCCATGCGGCACGACTACTTGCGTGTTTCTAGCTCCCTATCAAGCCCGCTTTTTTTGTGCCCTAGAAAGCGCGAAAAAGCAAAACAAAATAACAGTCTTACAAGTAGGAGACGAACAATGTTTGCTTGCTCAAACAATCCTAATTGAACTCAATTCTCCTTGCGTCTAATCAATAGATTGACGCAGTTCGAACTACAAGCCGTTTTGTTAAAAATGGCAATTTCGCAAAAACAACGGGCGCGGAATGGTTCCGCTCCTATAAACAACAGAAAGGTACTCAAATGAGTAACGAAATCATGAAATTCAACTTTGAGGGCGCAGATGTGCGCGTGAAGACAGAAAACAACGAACCTTGGTTTGTTGCAAAAGACGTTTGCAATGTTCTCGGCATGACAAATTCGAGGGTTGCAGTCAGTCATCTTGATGAAGATGAAAAGGGAGTAAAAAAAGTTTACACCCTTGGAGGAGAACAAACACTGTCAGTTGTCAACGAATCCGGACTTTATGCGTTGATTGTACGCTCCAACAAACCTGAAGCGCGCAAGTTCCGGAAGTGGGTTACTGCTGAGGTTCTTCCCTCCATCCGGAAATCCGGCGGTTACATCGCGGCGAAGGCTGACGAAACGCCGGAAATGATTATGGCAAGAGCAATCAAACTTGCAGATGAGACAATCAACAGACAAAAACTCCAGCTTGAGGAGAAGGACAAGAAAATCGCGGAAGCGAACAAGCAAATCGAAATGGATAAGCCCAAAGTCGTATTTGCTGAAAGCATCGCGGTCGCCAAAACGTCAATCCTTGTTGGTGAAATGGCAAAACTTATCAAACAGTCAACGGGCGTGGAAATCGGGCAGAATCGCTTTTTTGATTACCTGCGAGAAAAAGGCTATCTCCACAGCAAAGGCAGCCAGAAAAATCTCCCCACACAGCGAAGCGTCAACGCTGGATGGTTTGAGGTGAAGGAGGGCGCGCGAATCAACAGCGAAGGCGTTAGCGTTATCACTAGAACACCTAAAATTACGGGCAAGGGGCAAATCTACTTTGTGAACCTCTTCGCGAAAGAATCGAACTCACTTCCCCTGATGTAAGACAGGGGAAATAATCTGAAAACTGAAAGAGAACAGAATATGAACAAAATCAACTTGAAGCTTATCGCCGCCGCGCTGGTTTTCGGCGCGGCTATGGGCTATATGATTGGACTTGTACAGATGACTGTACAGTCCGAAAAGCGGCTTGCTGAGATTGCGGCGGTGTGCAATGAGTAACACAGAAACTGAACACATCGGATGGCGTGGAATTTGCCTGTCTTGCAAGCGCTGGAACGGCGTTATCTGCGACGCATCAAGACGCAAGAGAGAGGCAACAGATGACTGTTCCTCGCGTTCAAAAAAATATGAACAAAATCCAGCTTACAACACAAAAAAGAAAGAGTTTGAGGCATAAAATGAGAAGAGAAAAACATCCTGTTGTTTACACCTTGTTTGAGAACGGGCACGGCATGAAAATCAACTACTTTGGCAAGTGTAGCCACTTCCCTTATCAGTGCGCTGTACATACGCCAATGGGGTATTTGCATGGGCACGGAAGAACGCCAATGGGCTCTGTTTATGAGGCTATGAAAGGCATCAGAGCACTTGACAAAGACAAGCTGATTGGCGAGCTGGAACAGTTTGCCTTACAGGTAAAACGAGAAAATGAAAACAGGGAGGACTAAAAAGATGGTTAAGGTTGTTTGCGACATTTGCGGGAAACCTGCGATGTATGCGCTCGATTGCGCTTGCGGCGTGTTCGTTTCCGAAAAAAACTTGCCTATGTATAATCACCATATTTGCCGGACTTGCGCCTCAAAAATCGGAATCGCGGATTACATGGACGCACGGAAAGCAAAAGAAAAAGCAGATACGGAAAACGAGGAGGAACAGGCAAAATGACATACCAGTGCCCCTATTGCAAAGGGCGCGGCTATCACTACTTGGAACGGGGTTGCAGTCTCACGTACATCTGCGAAGACTGCAAGGGCTCCGGCGAGCTTGCAAGGTGTGATGAGTGTGGTGACGTATGTGCTATAAGCGACATTGACCTTGACGGACTATGCCCGGAATGCGCTGAAGAAAAGAGAGAGCGCCTTGAAAAAGAAGAACTTGAAGAAGACGAAAACACGCTCAAAAACAAGAAAGGAGCATGACTTATGAACACGGTTATGAACAACCAAACAAACACAAACAACGGACTTCTGAACAGCAATCCGGCGGCTCCGGAGGCGAAGCTTTCTCCGGTTACGTTCCAGCCGGGCGAGATTTTTATGAACATTCAGGCGTTTGAGGCGGCGCAACGAATGATCCGACCGCTTTCGGAAAGCGACCTTGTCCCTGTCACTTTCCAGAAGCGCCCGGCGAATTGCTTGATTGCACTCGAAACGGCGCAAAGGATAGGAGCGTCGCCTATGATGGTGATGCAAAACTTATATATTGTCCATGGCAAGCCCGCGTGGTCAAGCACATTTTTGATTGCGTGTATCAACGCCAGCCGGAAATTCACCCCGCTCCGGTATCGCATGACGGGTGAAAAGGGAACGGATAGTTACGGCTGTATCGCGTGGGCTATTGACCGCGACGGCGAAAAACTGGAAAGCCCTGAAGTAACAATCGGAATGGCAAAAGCTGAAGGCTGGTATGGAAAAACAGGCTCAAAATGGAAGACCATGCCTGAACTTATGCTCCGTTACCGAGCGGCTACATTTTTCGCGAGAACATACGTCCCTGAACTCACAATGGGCATCCAAACGCAGGATGAAATTATCGACGTAACACCCGTCTCCGCTGAATCCGTGCCTGTTGCCTCCAAGTTTGAGAAGCGGAAAAAGGAGGCAGTCAAGGCTGTGACTGAAGCGGAAAACGAAGACGCAAAACCTGTTGAAACTGAACAGAAACAGCCCGAAAAAAACGACCTTGAAAAGCTGGCTGAAGTGATTGACAGAAAAGGGATTCCGGTATCAGCTGAAGAGGTGAAAGCGTTCGTGGAAAAGAACGGCGAGTTTTTCTCTTTTGCGATGGTTGAACCGAATCTTGACGCAATTGCCGATGCGATTTTAGGAGGAAAATAAAATGGAAACGACAGAAACCAAACACCATGTTTTTTCGCCTTCCACGCTCGAACGGCGCGAGGCATGCCCTGCAAGTTATCGCTTAGAGGAGGGCTTGCCCTCCTTTGATACAGAAAACTCCAAAGAGGGGACAAGCAAACACGCGGTTACCTCGGATCTGATTACTGCTTGTATTAACCAAAAGCCGCTTCCGGAGGTTGATGACGCGGATGTTATGGCGGCATTTGATAAGTTCTCGGAGATTCTGCGACTTTCCGGCGTTTCCGGCGATAATTTTCAGATTTTCGCGGAACGGAAATTGAGCTACAAGTTTTGCGGCTTAGAGGTTTACAACGGCACGGCAGATGTGGTGATTGTCACGCCTGAAAAGGTTGTTGTAATCGACTGGAAATTCGGGCACAAAGAGGTGACGGAGGCGGCGAACAACCCACAGGGCGCGGCTTACGCTCTGGCGGCTATGCAAGAGTTTGAGCGCAAGGTTGCTGATGTCCACTTTTACAATCCTGTTATCCACCAGTACAGCAACTACACGTTTGAGGGCATGGAGGGCATCAGAGATTACGTGATGGGCGTGATTGCCGAGTGCAAGCGCGATTCCGCACCCGCAATTGCAGGGGAAAAACAGTGTAGATACTGCAAGGCGGCTTACTATGGTACGTGCCCTGCATACGCGGAATTTGCGTCAAAGTGATGGTTGTATCGCAGAAACTTGACGCACTCCCGACGCTGGCAGAAGTCCCCGACGCTTTTTTATGCGAACTGGCTGGCAAGTTTAAGATTGTTACCAAGTTCGCAGAACGGGTAACAGAGGAAATCAAGGCGCGTTGCTCTGAAAAGGGAGCGTGCGGAAATTACGTTTTGAAGACAAGTTCCGGCGGTAAGGAAATCCCCGACATCAACGCGGCGTTTAATGCCCTTTCCAGCGTGTTTAAGGCAGAGGAATTTTTGACCTACTGCAAAGTAGCGGAACCAGCCTTGCGTAAAGCATACGCCGCGAAAATGAAAGAAAACGGTATGTGCTCAAGTCTCAAGGATGGCGAGAAGCTGTTTGCGGAAGCTATGGGCGAGCTGATACAGCTTAAAGCGCCGCGTCAAGTCTTAGCGGAGGCGTAAAAGATGGCAAGCTACTACTTGTACGAATCGCAAGCCGAGAAGTTGCGGGGGCTCAAAACCCCTGCAACGCAAGAGCTGGCGCGCGCGGTTGAAAGGTATCTTGCTGGCGAGTTTGCGAAAAGTTTGGCATTTACAGACAAAAACGCAGAAAACTTGACAAAGATGCCAAAGAGCAGAGTATCAGTCAATCACAGGTTTGCGGCGATTGATGACGCGCTTATGCGCAAGATACTTGCTTGCCACTGGCAGATACCTGATCCACGCTTAAAAGCGCTTGAAGAGGCTCTACGGCGCGCGGAAAAGGACGTTGATGAGCTAATGCGCCATTACACAAAACGCAAGTATGTGATGGAATGAGACAAACAACCAAAAACAAACAACAGAGGATTGAAAATGAAAAAGGCAGAAGGTTTTTACGTGTATCGCTGGATGATTGAGGATTTGCATCTTAGAGGTGCTCAGCTACTTACGTATGCAATAATTTATGCTTTTTCTCAAAACGGAAAATGTTTTGAGAATGGGCATAGATATTTAAGTGCAAGGGTTGGATACAGTATTCACGGCGTGATTAACGCATTAACAGTTCTTGCGGCAAGGAAACTAATCTCAATAGAAAAGCACTTTGGGGCGACGAGTGTATATCGCAACATTTACAAAAGGGAAAAACTACAACCGGATAGTGCAACGTTTAGCCCTTTTTGTTGCACGATAAACAACCTTGACAGCTTAAAGGAGGCTTGCAAATGAGCATAATTGGACTTATCGCTTCAAACAATTTTATTGTGGTGAACAAGACGCTAATCCGAGAATTCGGACTTGAATGCGCAGTCGTTTTAGGGGCGCTCGCAAGTCAGCTTGAATATTTCAAGGAAGACTTGCAAGATGGCTTTTTTTACGCGACAGTGGACAGGATAAAGGAGGATACCGGACTTTCCGATTACCAGCAACGACAGGCAGTTTCAAAGCTACAGGCGGCTGGAATAATCGAAACAAAAGTAATGGGACTTCCGGCAAAAAGGTTTTTCAGAATCTGCGAAGAAGTATTGCAGAACAAGTTCTCAAAAAATTGCAGAACACTGACTGAAAAAACTGAAGAACTGGTTGCTGAAAAATTGCAGGGAAATAAAAATATAATAATAAGAAAAGATATAAGAAATGATTCTTCCCCCCTTATATCCCCCCCAAGGGGGAATGCCGCTGACGCGGCGATTGTCGAGGAGGTGAAGCATCGGATTAACGTACTCTTCAACCGTCGCGAATCGACGGCATGGAGTGAGAAGGAGACCAAACAACTAAAAACCATTGCAAAGCGCGAAGGCGTGCTTGATGAGCTGACAGAGATTGAGGCGCTCTATAACTCCGGATACCAATACCGGAGACGGGACGTTATCACGTTTCTGAACAACTTCGACGTTGAGCTTGACCGAGCACGCAACAAGGCGCTTCCAACCTATGGAGGGAGACCAAGAAATGTCGCTCTGGACAAATACGACATTTGACGGACCGCTTGTACACGTCGATTATGACTACACCTGCAAGGAGTGCGGTAAGACCTTCCACTCCTCAATGGACGTTCCGGATTTTGCGGCTGATATCATTCCACGCCCCACGCTCTGCAAGGAGTGCGGGGATCGTATCAGTCAGGAAATCGAAAAACGCGAAAAAGAAGCCCGCTATCGCACGAGAAGCGTTGAATGCGGTGTTCCACTAGGGTTTCTTGATTACGATAAATCTAGAGGCAATACAGCGCTTTTTTCGGCGATGAAAAAAGACTGGAACAAGTCAATGTTTATCATTGGACCATACGATACCGGAAAAAGCCGCGCGCTTGCTTACTGTCTCACGCGTTGGATTATCGCTGATAAGGGCTTGAGAACGCAGTTTTACAACTGGACGCGATTGTGCGAGCTGTACGTAGCCAAAGCGGCGGAAGGCATGGTTAAAGCCAATGACTTTAAGTCTGATTTGCTTGCTACTGATATCCTTGCAATCGACGATTTCGGCAAGAGGCGACCTACTCCGGTGATGGAAGACCTGACGTATGAGCTGATTAACGGCGTGTATGAATCGGGGAAACGCCTCTGGATGACCTCGAACAAGCCTCTCCGCGAGGTTTTGCAGGTGTACGAAAATCGCGATGTCGCAGAAGCGGTTATTTCGCGGTTTGACAGGATGATACGCGACGGGACAATGGTCAAGATAACAACGACCCCAATAAAGGGGCTGAAAAGCCCCTAGAACGAACGAAAAAGGAAAAGACGGATGAAGACATGTATCAAACCGAAAAAGCCCGTAGAGGCGCGTTTCTGTGAATTTTGCGGGAATCGGATACCCGTGAACGGGGAATCTTACTCCATATACCAGAAACGGCGTTTTTGCTCGCCTAAGTGCTCCGCAGTGGCAACGCGAGAACGAAAGCTGGAAGAAAAGCATAAAAAGGAGGCTGTTGGGAAATGAACGAAGAAAAAGAAGTGGTATTTCGGTCTTGTACCAAATGCGGCAAGATGTTTTACGTACGAAAAGGACGAGAAAGCAGGTGCTCGGCTTGCAGAAAAGACCCGTACGGGCAACCGAAAAAGACAGTGACAAAAACTTGCGTACATTGTGGTGCTGAGTTTGAAGCTCCATCCTACAAGAGCCGGAAAATCTACTGCTCCCAAAGATGCGCAAGAGCGGCTTGGAAGGAGAAATACCGCCAAAAATACGTAGTAAACAGGGAGATGAAGCATTGCATTTGCAAAAAGTGCGGTGCGGAGTTTGAAAGCAAATATGCGCGCAAGACGTGTTTTGAGTGCACGGAAAAACGCTCGGAAAGCGGTATTAAGATTACGAGATACTGCGAGTGTTGCGGCAAGGCGTTTGAGATTCCGAAGTCGCATTATTATCGCCGTTTTTGCTCTGTGGATTGTATGAAAAA